CAGACATCGAACGTTGCGACGTCTGCGGCCTCCCTAGCCACGCTCTCCGGCCCCCCAGTGGTCGTACCGAAGCCCCCGACCGTCGCGCCGAACGCTGCGCCGGGCACCGTGCAGACAGGTGGCGAAATCAAGGCGAAAGTTGTAGCCGAGCAAGTACCTGAAAACGTGCCGTTTAAAGAAAAAGCGCAGTATTCAGAGCCGCAGTTTGTCGGCCAACAGGACCAGATCGACACCGCATGGAAACAGCAAGCGGACAAACAACAGGACACGAAACCCGCTGCGGCCCCCGCTTCTCCAGCAGAATCAACAACCTCCGTGGACACGAAGCCGGACACGGGAGCGGCAGAAATCAAGCCAAAGGCCAAGAGAACACGAAAGAAGGCCAACACAGTTTCCTTGGAAGAGAAGGTTTCGGAGCCGATAGCCACGGCTGAAAGAGAGGAGGGTGCCGTTAGCACCGGACACACGTTGAACCTTCCTCTCCCCGAAATTGTCAAAGTGGAGACGACCAAGACCGTCACCTCGTATGTCGAGGTGCCCCCGGCGCAACAGATTTCACCAAAACCCCCCGTTTCAGCGCCTGTTGAAGCAGTCGTCAGCAGTAAAAAGATCATGGCCCCGCTCCCGGCAGGCATCCCAGACACTCCCGAGGTGCGTCAAAAGTTGGCAGCGGCTATCGGCGAGATTCCATCCGTGGCTGCTACGCTCGACAAAGAAAAGTTTGAGGACTTCCGCAAACGTTTGAAGGTCTACTCAAACGATATCCTTCCGAAGCAAGGCGGCATGATGCCGTCAGAGGATGTCGGTGGGCCGCCGAACAAGCTGCGTGCGTTCGCGCTCCGGTACACCGGTGGCGCAGATGTCGCCAAGCTGTCGCTGACGCAGTGGGAAGATTTGTTCGATTTCCTCGACACGTACACGAAGGACAACGGAGCCAAGGCACTGGTTGAGTATATCAATCAATCGATCGGAGCCAAGTAGTGGCGAAGAAACCCAAACTGTCGAGGGGCGATCGTTGGATGTCGTACGCGAATGGCCGGTACACCGTCGAACAAATAGGTGGCCCGGGCGATCGGAGCTGGCATGTTATTTTGTGGGCTGGTGGTGGTAGCGGTAAATCGATAGCATCGGCAAAATCTGAATCAGAAGCACAAAAACTATTGCAAGATTTCCTTGGAGGAACAATGACCACAGAGTCGGTAATCAGAACTGGATGGCAAGTTGCAGATACACCGTCGGGAGTCAAGTACGCATCGTTGAGCAAGGTGTGCGAAGAACTCCCGGCTGGCGAATACTATCACGCCGAGGACTCGAACGGAGTTATCTGGGCACGCAAGTCTGTTGCGCTGTCCGACAACCTATTCGACCTGCCCGGCCTGCCGACACAGTACGTGCTCGATCAGATTAAAAAGTTCTGGGAAGGCGAAGAGAAATACAGGCACCACGGCTTTCTGCACAAGCGCGGAATCATGTTCTGGGGACCGCCGGGCGTTGGCAAGACGTCGCTCATCAATCTCCTCAAGAAGCAGATTGTCGATATGAACGGCGTCATATTCACGATTGGCGACGACTTCGAGACCTTGGTCAAGGGCCTGAAAGAGTTCCGCAAGACCGAGCCGAACCGACCAATCATGACCGTGGTCGAGGACTTGGAGACATATCTGGAAAGTGCAAACGGCAGCAACGTTGCCAGCGAAGAAACGGAAGCGTTGGCGCTGTACGACGGTGAGAACCAGATTAACAACGTCGTCCACATCGCCACAACGAACAAGCCGGACGCAGTGGCCGACCGATTCATTCGTCGCCCGGGCCGCTTCGACCCCGTGATTGGTTTGCATGCACCGACCGTTGAAACTCGCCGAGCGTACTTGAAGAACACCATCAAGAACGTCGACGACGCCAAGCTGGAGGAAATCATCGACAAGACCGACGGTCTGTCGCTGGCGTATTTGCGTGAAATCGCCACCACCTATCTGGCGCTCGACATCCCTCTGGACGAAACCATCGCACGCTTGAAGAAGAACAAGAAAGAGAAGTTCAGCAGCAAGTCCGGCTACAGCGTCGGATTCGATGCCGAGTTCGGGGACGGTAATTGATTTACAAACTCAACGCCGAGCAGGAGGTTGCGGCCAACGCAATCGACGGGGACTTTGTGTGCATCGCCGGGCCGGGTTCCGGCAAGACGACCACGCTCGTTGCCCGTCACCGCAACATCCTCGCCAAGGGCGTGTTCGCCAAGGACATTCTCAACCTGACGTTCACCGCAGCGGCGGCTGAGAATATGGCGGACAAGGTCGGGCTGGTGGATGCTAAGAAGGTCTTCCGCACCTTCCACTCGTTCGCACTCGATCTGATCATGAAAGAGAAAGATCATCTGCCGTTCAAAGTTGGAGACTTCGTGCTGCCGACCTATGGACAGGACTTTCAGCTGTTGAAAGACCTGATGAAGATGTACCCGACCATCACCAGCTTCCGTTCGCTCAAGGACAAGCTGGCTGAGTGGAAGGCCTCGAACATCTCACCGGAGCAGGCTCTGGAAGAGACGTACAGCACGAACAAGAACGAGTTCTTCTACGCAGCGGCGTACAGGGACTACGAGAAGAAGTGCCGAGAGCAGGGCTGGCTGGATTTTGACTCTCTGATGAAAGAGACGGTCGCCCTATTGGAGACAAACGATGAGGTTCGTGGAAGACATCAACGGAAATACATCTCTGTCGATGAGTGTCAGGACACTGACGTGGTTCAATTCAGGCTGCTACAACTCATCTATGGCGGCAACATCTTTGTGGTGGGAGACGAAAACCAACTCATCTACGAATGGCGCAGTGCTGTGGCTGGAAACCTTACGAACTTTGCCACCCATTTCCCCGGAAGTCGAACGCTTTATCTCGGACAAAATTACCGAAGCACAAAATCTCTCGTTGACTTCTTCAAGCAAATCCTGCCGGTTGACAACGGGCTCGCATCGCACATGCTGTCCGACCGAGAAATCGGCACTCGACCAACAATCACATGCTACGCTGATGATTTACAGGAAGCGTATAAAGTGGTTGAAAAGATCGGAGACCGACTGAACGAATCGGTAGTGATTGCCCGGACTAACCGACAGCTCCGCAACTTCCAACGTGTCGTTATGACGCAAGGCAAGAAGAGCATGATTCTCGGCCAGAAGGATTTGTGGCAGACCAACGAGGTCAAGCACCTGATCGATCTGGCCAAGGAACACAAGGCTGACCCACGCCCAGCACACACAGTTCTGGGCGAACTGATGGAGCGGCACAATCTGAACCACATCTACCGCAACGTCGGTGGACCGAACGAGAAGCCGCCGGTCGAAAATCTAGTTGACTTCATCAGGCTGGCAGCACCCAAGGCCGCAGGCGGCAAAGGCTTCAAGGGCGGCACGACGGCAGAGTTCTTGACATGGCTACGCAAGCTGACGTATGCTTGCGAGGCAGCCAAGGCACCGAACTACGAAGGCCGGGATAAGAATCCGTCTCTGGCTCTGAGCACAGTTCACCAAGCCAAGGGCCGTGAATGGAAGCACGTCTATGTGATCGGTGCGAAGCAAGGCCTGATGCCGCACAAGGACGGCGAGTGGCTTGAAGAGAAGCGCATCTTCTTCGTTGCATGCAGTCGTGCAGCCGATACTCTTGATATCAGTTACTACGGACTCCGCAGCGAGTTCTTGAATTTGGAGGAGCAAAATGGCGAACAAAGTTAAAGCGCCGCAACGTTACCGAATTATGGGCGACGACAGCGGACATGACTACTACGTACCAGTCGAGTTAGAAGAAAAGTTCGAGGAGTGGGCCAACTCTTTCGAGGAAGGGACCGAAGACGAATACGAGGGCCCGGACTTCCAAGAGAACCGAATCGACGGCCATTTCACGTTCACCGACCCGAGGCGCGGGTAGTGCCAAATAATCGTATAACATTGGCGGGTATGAAGAAGAAAATCCCAGCTATCATTAACATTAAGCATCGTGTGAAAAAGCCACGAGTTTTAATGTTCGTAACCTGTCCGATAAAGGATACTCGTGCGCGGCTTTAAAGCCTCGATGGATTGTATTTTATCCAAAGCTGATAAAAAGCCGAGGTGTGTGCCGACCATGCTCTCAATTTAAGGGCGGCTCTACTACTCCGCAGGGATATAAGATGATCAGAGTTGGCGAAGGAGCAGCAGTCCTAGAACATCGCTTTATCATGGAGAAAACGCTAGGTAGAAAACTTCGAAAAGGCGAGACGGTCCATCATAAAAACGGAAAACGAGCAGATAATCGAGAACATAATTTGGAGCTTCGCATGGCCGGAAGACACCCCCAAAGGATGGGGACTCCGTCAAATGCGAGAATATTTGAAGACAGTCCCTAAACGATTGGGAGGGCTAAAATAGTGGCTTACCTCTATATCAGTAGTTCTGGAAAACCTTGGAGAAAACACTCCTATTCGGCAGGAAATACGTTCGATCAGTGCCCGATGAAGTACTACCTGCAGAAGATCGAGGGCTGGAAAGAGAAGGACAACAAGGCCGCGTTCATGTTTGGCCGTGCGGTCGAGAACGCCATCCAGTGGTATCACGAGCACGACGGCAACAAGCAGTCAACACTCAACGTCTTCATCGAAGAGTGGGCCAAGCAGGCGGCTAACACCGAACTGCGCTACACCGCTGTCGAGAAGGACTGGGCCTCGCTTTACAAGGCTGGCCTAGAGATGCTAAAGTTATATTTCATCAAGCAGCCATCGCTACCAATTCCTCTGGGTGGACAGACGTTGTTTCAGAAAGAAGCAAAGAAGGAGGTCTTCCCAAATGACCCGAACTATGGAGAAATCGAAGACGCAGGTAAACTCGACATCATCGCCTATGTGGACCCTAACCATCCCATGCTCCCTAAACTTGATTGGAAAGCTGAATTTGGACCACTTCGCCCGGTCATTATCGACATCAAGACGTCGGGAGTTGACTTTCCAGAGGCTTATGGAATTGCAGCGTATGATACACAGCTTCGCCGCTATTCATGGCTGTCTGGAATCCGTGACGTTGCACTTCTCTGGTTCGTCAAGAAATCGCACAATATTCAAAAAGGTTCTTCGGTTACGCTCCTCGAAGACACCCGTACGCTGGCCGCAGGCCAAGAAGCGATAGTCGCTCAGATCGACGACAACGATAACCTCGTGCTGGTCGCCAACGAGTCCATGATCGAGATGATGGAGAAGGCGCAGGGAAGGAAAGAAGATGGAAAACTCGACACCACCAAAGCCGCCAAGCAGCGACGAGATGAGTGGCTTTCTCAATATGCGGAAATCGTTGCCCCAGCAGTTGTTACAAAACAACGTCTACAGTTCAATGCTGGATATGTTTCGGAGCAATCTGCTAACGATGCTGGGGAAATCGCCGCAAGACAAATCATCAACATCGTGAACGCATGGCAACGCAGGGCGTATCCGAACACATTCGGAATCCGCTTCCCACACGACGACAAGAACGACCCGTTCTTCATCGCCTTCGTTCTGGGCGACGAGAAGTATAAAGAGTTGAATTTTACAAAATCCAACGAGGAGAGTCTTGACGATCTCTTCGGAGACGAGGGTGAGCCGAATGGTTAAGATAACGAAGTTGCCGCCAGCACCGCAGACGGTATTTTTTCAAGAGCATCAGTTCGACGAAGAACTGACAGGAGCGGACCCACATCACTATGAGAGGTCTGGTTCTTTGGAGCGCCATCAATCCTTGACCCGACCGTACTCTGGAACAGATTCTGATGGTCGGGGAACCAAAACAAAAAGAAAGATGCTCAAAAAAGCCAAAAAGGCTTTGATTGGTCATGAAAATGCGGCAGAGATTCTAAAAATACTGAGGGCAGAGTAGACATGAAAACAGGAAAAAAGCTAAGACAGTCTCTGGACAGCAACGATACTTTCATGGGCGGGGGACACCAGATCGTTAAGCCCAGAACTTACAAATCACATGTTCGACGTCAGACACCCTCTTGGGTTTTCAAAGACAGCGAGGTTCAGAAAGTATTACTTCGCTCGTTTCCAAAATTGAAAACAAACGCTAAACAACGAGATGCAGCTGCTAGATGGGCTGCGGTAATCAATCTGTTTTTTAGATTGGGGTACACAGACACACAGGTTGCTCAAGAACTAGGGACGAGCCCACTCAAAATTGAGTGTGTTGTACGCAGCATTCGTCGGGCCTCCCAAGGTTTACGTACCGACGGTAGAGGCCTCCTAGGTGCGAGAAAACGAGGAAGACCCAAAAAGCATGCCGTATAATGCTGGACCTATGGGAGGGACGAGATGAAGGTCAGAATGCACTCAGGGTGTATCGGACAAGAGTTGGTGGCCATTGGGCTCTCAGAACCGCCAGCGCCCAAGTGCCAATGTAAGAAAATGATAGAATACGACGAGGCAAACGCCCTTGTTAAGGAGCGGGCCGCCAGATGGATCGCTATCGAGCGTATCAGAGAAAGTGTGGCTGTTAATTGCCCATTTTGTTGTTCTATGACTCCGCAAGAGAAAAAGACTTGCGATCTCTGCAAAGGCTCTGAAAAAGTATTAGAGTTCAGAGAACAAGACTTTCGTTACAGTAGCGATATCGTCTTGGTATCGTCTATCGGAGTTCAAAGAAAAGAACTTGAGCGAATCTTACCAGCGGCAACTAAACCGATCGACCTGAAAACAGAAAAGTATCGCATGGATATGCGAATGAGAACACCACGAGTCCCCACCATTGAGAAGCCACACATACATCGAGCATACGCCGGAAACGAGCCGCTCAGAGAAACCGAAGCATCGGCAACAGCGTTTTACAAAAAAGCATTCGATAGATCAGAAAAGTATAGAATAGCGCCATCAAACCCTCCTCGGATAACGCCTATTTCGGTGAGTGATGTAGAAAAATCTATGGACGGCGATTTTTCTGCTTTCGAGCGTATCGAAGAGTACGGGGTCGATATTCTTTTATTTCGAGTGAAAATAGGTATTAAACCCGAGCCTGTGAACGGTCGTTTGACACAGCAGGGCCGAGACTTCGATATGGGCGTGCCGATCATTTCTCAGATCGGTGGCGACGACGAGCCCGGCCTCGACCAAGAAGAGTTGGTCATGGACAGGGCACCGGTTGCATCATCCAAGGACCCGGCAGCAACAGATACGTACAGCGACCGCAATCAAGCGCTGCTGGCGTACTCGTTGAAGAAGATCGAAGAGGGCGACTATCAGGAGTGTGGTGACAGAATAGTTGCGGCAGGCATTAGCTGGTCGAGGAACGACCCAGCGATTTGGACGGAGGCGGTATGAGCGAAGAGTTCGAAAAAATCGAGAAGAGCGTCCGCAAGTACACCGAAGATGGCGTGACCGAGAACGTGGTTAGCCAATACGAGATCGTGCCCGGTGGCACCGTGCCGGAAGACAAGCCTGTATTCGTAGTCTCTCCAGAGGCTCAGAAGGCAGCAGACGCAGCCACGGCAGAGATCAGGGGCAAGTCATTCTCTGGCCGCCACCCGGAACTGGGCAAAATGATCAAATGCCTAGTGTGCGTATTACGCCATCGTGATTCGCAGAAGTGCGAACAGCGTTTCAAGGAACTGTGGATTGACGAAGATATCGAGACCGGCGAACGGACAACCGTCTACGCAACCGTGCCGCTGCACAATCAGAAGCCAACCATCAAGGCCATTGTCGGCGCAAAGCAGTTCGCAGGCAAGCGCAAGTTTCGTCGCCCGAATCCAAACATGTTGCAGGTCGTTGAACTGACCCGTGAATTATTCCCGACCTTGGCCGGGGCGTACGATAAGGAAGAGGACCAGATGCTGGCCGCCCGTGCCATCGCCATCCAACTCTTCAAGAAAGGGTATCGTCGTAAAGCAGACCGCAAGACCCGGCAACAGAAGGTCAGCCGTGGAATTAACCGAGGTCTGTACGTCAAGGGCCTTCGAGGAACCGATCGGAGTTTGAAGCATGCCCGTTGAGATGAGTAAGTTCGCACAAACGATTATGGAGCAGAAGTACTCCCATTTGAACAAGGAAGGGGAGAAGGAAACATGGGCCAACATAGCGTACAGAGTTTCAAAACATGTCCTACGTGCGGTTCACGCACCGAAATCGCAAGTGGAGGCGACACGCAAGATCATCGAAGAACGAAAGTTCGTGCCGGGCGGTCGATATCTCGCCGCAACGGGCCGCTTGTTCCATCAGGTCAACAACTGCTTTCTGTTTCGAGCGGAAGACTCCCGGGAAGGCTGGTCGGATTTGATGCAGAAGGCAACCTTGTCGCTTATGACGGGTGGTGGTATTGGGTCTGACTATAGCGACATCCGTCCTGAGGGCAAGCTGATTCGTAAGACGGGCGGCTACTCGACAGGTCCGATTGCGTTGATGAAGATGGTCAACGAGTCTGGCCGATACATCATGCAGGGCGGCAGCCGCCGGTCTGCAATCTGGGCCGGGCTGGCTTGGGACCACGCAGACATTCAAAAGTTTATCCGTCTGAAGGATTGGACGCCGGAAGTGCTGGCGCTCAAGGCCAAGGACTTCAACTTCCCGGCCACGATGGACATGACGAACATCTCAGTCCTTCTAAACGACGACTTCTTTGAGGCATACCACGATGAAAGTCACGAGAATCATACGCTTGCACAATCCGTATATTGGTCAACGGTACGACATATGCTGGAAACGGGCGAACCCGGTTTCTCTATTGACCTCGGGAAAAATAGTCGAGAGACACTACGCAACGCGTGCACAGAGGTTACAAGCCCAGACGACTCCGACGTGTGTAATCTTGGCTCCATTAACATGGCGAGAATTGAGTCTCTGGAAGAAATGGAAAAGGTTGTGGAATTGGCTACTGCCTTCCTCTTGGCAGGTACTGTCTACTCAGATATTCCTTTTGCCGGGGTGGACAAAGTTAGAAACAAAAATCGTAGACTTGGACTCGGCCTCATGGGACTCCACGAGTGGCTGCTTTGTCATAATCGGAAGTACGGCCCGGACGAAGAGCTAGCAAAGTACTTGCATATTTACGAGCAATCCGGCGCGTTTGCACGAAAGTATGCAAAGCAGTGGGAACTGAGCGTGCCGGTTAAAACCCGGGCAATCGCCCCGGTCGGCACCATCGGCATCGTTGCCGAGACAACGACCGGAATCGAACCGATCTTCGTGGCCGCGTATAAGCGCCGCTACTTGAAGGGTGATATGTGGATGTACCAATACGTTGTGGACCCGACCGCCAAGCGCTTGCTTGATAAGGGCGTCCCTCTGGAGTTGATCGAAGATGCCTATGACCTCGCTCAGGATGTTGAGAGGCGAGTGGCCTTTCAAGCGTGGGTCCAGAAGTTCGTGGACCACGGTATTTCAAGCACCATCAATCTACCCAAGTGGGGAACCGAATTTAACAATGACACCAGAGTGCGGGATTTCGGTAATATGCTCGTCAAGTACCTGCCCGGTCTGCGTGGCCTTACTGTCTACCCAGATCAGGCCCGTCCCGGCCAGCCGCTCAACCCGGTTCCGCTGTCTGTGGCGTTGGCTAACGAGGGACACATCTACGAAGAATCAGGCAGCACAGTCTGCGATTTGACCAAAGGAGGCGAATGTGGCGGATAACAAAATTCAAGCACGGGTAATCAACAAGCTGGCGCAGGAGGTTCACGCAGCCAACAAGAAGTGGTGGGTCGATCTCGAATCGGGCGCACCGCTCAAACGCAACAAGGCCGAGATGATGATGTTGATTGTTAGCGAGATCGCCGAGGCCATGGAAGGGCACCGCAAGAACCTGCCCGACGACAAGCTGCCGCACCGTTCGATGGAAGAGGTCGAGATGGCAGACGCACTCATCCGCATCCTCGACTACTGTGCCGGGCACGGTCTGGATTTGGGCGGCGCATACGTCGAGAAGATGGCTTTTAATGCGATTCGAAAAGATCATACAGTCGAACACCGGAAGGGAAAGAATGGAAAAAAGTTCTAAAATCATACTGACCGATTGGCCGAAGTATAAGCATGTCGAAGCCAATTATCGTGGCATGGAGACAGAAGAACTTTTGAAACTTCTGGATAAGATTTTCCACTTCATGATGTGCGGCTGGTCGTCTGAGCCAGTCGGCGGCTGGGTTGTGGATTACAAAACGAAAGGCATCAGAGAAGAGCTGGCGTTCCGAAAAATAAAAATTAACGAAGACGGCTGCACCTGCGGCCCAGAGGACAAGACATGGACATAATCATCTCACACGCAGCGTGCCCGGATGGGTTCTGTGCGGCATACATCGCAAAGAAGAAGTACCCGGATGCTGAGGTGATCTTCCGTGCCCATGGTCAGACGGGCATCGATGAACTGATCGAGCACTGCCGTGGTAAACGAGTTCTCATGACCGATTTTTCATTGCCGACCAAAGAGCAAAACATCGCTCTGATCGACGCAGCTTCGTACACGATGATTCTCGACCACCATAAAACGGCTGAATCGAAGATCGGTGGTCTGCCACAGGCCGCATGCGCCAAGATCGTATTTGACATGAAGCGAAGCGGCGCAGGTTTGACGTGGGATTACCTGTTCGGCAGGGACAGTGGCTTGCCAAACGCACGAGGCGAGAGACGCAATGACGGTGCAGAGCGTCCGTGGTACGTTGACTATGTCGAGGACCGTGATCTTTGGAACTGGAAGTTGACAAACTCGAAAGAGATCAATGCATACATCGGCACTTTGCCGTTCACGTTCGAAGCGTGGGACGTTCTTTTGGATTTGGATGAAAGCGATGCTGTCTCTCTGGGCGCAGGCGCACTGGCCCACATCGAACACTATGTTCGTGAAGCGGTAAAGCACACGCAGATGGGAACGCTTGACGGCGACACCGTGGCCGTGCTCAACGTCACTTATCTGAACTGCAGCGAAATCGGCAACGTGCTGGCCGGGCTGGCAGACTATGGCATGACGTGGTTCGAGCGTGGCGATGGCTTAGTTCAGTTCTCGCTCCGCAGCATCGGTGACTTCGATGTCAGCAAAATCGCTTCGTCACTGGATGGCGGTGGGCACAAGAATGCAGCCGGATTTACTTTACCGCTGCAGCAAGCCCGGACGCTAGTCGACGGCGTTCTTCGTAGAAATGAAAGTGTAATCATAGGCGTGGGCCCACGGCATGGCTGACCTCCACAAGCTTTCGATCGTCGTGACGGCATTCCACCGCACAGGTTATCTGGTGGAGTGCCTTCGTGGCATTCGGAAGAATTTGCCCGAGGTCGAGGTGATCGTTGCAGCAGATGATAAGGAAGAAAGTTACAACGCTGTTTGGCGTGTCGGCGAGGCTGTTCGAAAAAGCGGCCCGTACATAGGCAACACGCTGTACCACGAGTGGTTCGAACTGCCGTACGACAGCGGCCTGACCGCCAAGCGCAATGCTGGTGCTGGCGCAGTCAACGACGTGGCTGGTGATCGGTACACGATCGTGGCGTCGGACGACTATGATTTCAGTTTGAAGTATGTCCGCGAGGGCATCGAACGGATGGTCGATACGCTGGACGGCAACGATAACGTCGATCTGGTTGTCGGAACCTACGAGAACATGCGCTACGAAGGCCATCTTCTCTACGAGCCGAACGAGTACATCGCCCTGCAGCTTCTCGACCGTGGGTGGGAAAACCCGACCATCCTCAAGCCGTACCCGGCATGGCGGGTCGATATGGGCATTAATTATTTTATGGGCCGGTCCCAATTGTTCAAGGACGTACCGTGGGATGAGAACATTCGACCGATCGGTGGAGAGCACGCCGACTGGTTCCTCGATCTGAAACTGGCAGGCAAGCTGGTTGTCTGGATTGAGAACGCAAAGATCGAGACGATAAAGTCCGACAACGAGATTTATATACACCCGGACTATCACAAGTTGCGTGCCCGGGCGCAGCAGGGCCACAACCTTTTCATGCAGAAGAGAAACCTGAAAGAGTTCTATGGCTTTAATCAGCCGAGACCCAAGGAGGTCAAGCGTGTCACCCCTAATGGTTTGCGTTAAATCCTGCCAGCAAGATCGTGAGCGTGGCTACCACCAGATCATCCGCCAAACTTGGGGCCAGACCCTCAAGTCGCTCGGCGTCGAGACTCGCTTTTTCGTCGGCAAAAGTACGCACCCAACCAACATCATTCGCTACGAGAAAGACGAGGTGGCTGTCGATGCACCGGACGACTACAACGGGCTGCCGTACAAGACCCGTGCGATCGTTCGCTGGGCCAGCGGCAAAATGGTCGATAACATTTTTCTGTGCGACACCGATACCTACGTCAAGCGTGCGGTTCTCAAGACCGGATTCGAGAGCTACGACTACGCCGGGGTCTTCGGTCGCCAGTTCGGCACAACGTTTTACTACGATGCGCCTGACCGCAACGGCTTTGTCGAGAAGCACCCGAAGTGTTACGCTTGGGCCAGCGGCGGCTGGGGCTATTATCTGAGCCAGCGAGCCATCGGCCTGCTGCACTACGAAGCGCCGACCAGCTGGGCCGAAGACTTGTGGGTCGGTCAGGTGCTGTCACCGCTCATCATGGCAGGCGAGATCACAGGCAAGAGTTTCAACCACGGCGAATACTCGCTGCACTTCCCTCAGGCGAAATTCGGTGGCAGCACGTATGACCCGAAGTTCAAGTGGATGGAAGAGATGCACTCGGAGAATCGATGAGAACGGCACTGTGCGTCATAGCGACCGGCGATCGATATCAGAAGTTTATCGAGCCGCTGTTGGCGTCTGCCCGGAAGCACTTCGTTGAGCACGAGGTTGTGCTGTTCGTTGACCGTCCGGCAGTTGGTTGCCCGTACCGTGCCGAGCATGTGATCTACAAATCGGCGCTTGGCTTCCCGGACGAGACGCTGTGGCGCTACCGTACATTGATCGGTCAAGAGAAACGTGCGTTGGCGATGTACGACAATATCTTCTATTGCGATATCGACATGCTATTCGTCAACACGGTCGGCCCGGAAATCTTCGCCAGCGGCATCACGGCAACGCTGCACCCGGGTTACGTAGGAACGCCGGGCACGCCAGAGCGCAGATCAGAGTCGCAGGCTTGGATTCCCGAAGGCTCTAAGAATTGGTACTTCGCTGGCGGCTTTGTCGGCGGCAACCGTGCAAGCTTCTGGCACATGGCGCACACGATCGAGGCTAAGACTTACGTGGACTTGAACAACGGCATCACGGCGGTGTGGCACGACGAGTCGCACCTGAACCGTTATCTGTACGACAATCCGCCTGCCATGGTCTTGACCCCAGAGTATTGTTACCCGGAGAACGCTGGCGAACACTACAAGGCGAAGTGGCGTGAGTGGGGAATCGAAAACATGACTCCGAGACTCGTCTGCTTGGAAAAGAAGAACTACGAATGAACGTCACAGTGATCATCCCGACCCGCAACATGGCCGATATGCTCGATCGTGCGATTCGTAGTGTCATAGCCCAGACCCACGAGGTCGCCGACATCATCGTGGCCGACGATCACTCGACCGATCGCACGCTTGAAGTCTGCGGCGACCACGGCGTTATGTATCTGTACAACCCGAACGAGGAGCCGTGGGGAATCTGTGGTGGCAGGAACGCGGCGTTCGCCGAGGTCTATACCGATTACGTGCTGCCGCTTGATGCAGACGACTACATCGACCCAACCTACGTCGAGAAGACGATTGCGAGAATGGAGCCGAACGTCGGCATCGTGTCAACCGAGATGATCTACCACGGTAAACTCGAAGGCACGATCACGCCAGCATGGACACAGACCTACGAATCCGAACTGCAGGCGAACAACATCACGGTGACGTCGTTGGTTCGGTCGCAGGCGATTCTTATGGCCGGGCCTTGGGACCCTAACCTTCGTGGCTGGGAGGACTGGGACATGTGGCTTCGCATTCTCAAGCAGGGCTACAAGCACGAAGTTGTCCACGAGCCGTTGTTTCACTATCGACTCAACGACACAGGCATGAACAACTGGGCAGATAACAACAAGAAGTCGCTGTACAAATACTTGGCCGCCAAACACCCGGGCTTCGCAGCAATCAGGGCAAAAGGCGAGAAATGGAATGAGATATGAGGATTGTTTACACTATTAAAAATCTCAGAAACGGGAAAGTGTATGTTGGACAGACTCGTGATATGGCATCTCGATGGAGGGAGCATTGCTACGAAGCGAGACAAGAAACAAACCATCCTCTATATAGAGCGATGCGGAAATATGGCGTGGAGAACTTTGTTATCGGAGAAGAAAGTCGTTTTCGTACAAGAAAAGAAGCCTCTAAGTCTGAGATACTGTTAATTAAAAGCTTACAATCCCTATCCCATCAAAATGGATACAACGTCGATCTTGGTGGGCATCTCGCTGGGAAGCATTCGGCGCAAACAAGAAAGAAGATCGGAGATGCAAAACGGGGCACTAAGCACAGCGAAGAAACAAAACGGCTAATGAGCAAGTCTCAAAAAGGAAAACCTAAGCCAAAGGGATTCGGACTCAAAATCTCTGCTGCCTTGTTAGGTAGAAAGTTTTCTAAAGAAACCAAAAGAAAACTAAGATTGGCTTGGCTTCGTAGGAAGGGAGGAATCTCATGAGCATCACCGTGGTCCTTAAAGGTGGGATGGGAAATCAACTATTTCAATATAGCATGGGCTACGCACAAGCCAAGCGTCTAGGCGTCGAGATGCAGCTGGACATCAGCCGTGTGCCAGACGTCGAGAGCACAGATTTCAGACGTGTTTACATGCTTGGCCGTTGGGTTGGCGTTCGAGAGAAGATAGTAACGGGTGTTGCACCGACGCTATACGAAAGCGGCTTCGCGTACAACCCGAAGATCGACGAACGAGTTCACGACAACATGTGCATCGAGGGCTATTGGCAGTCTGAAAAGTATTTCAAAAACCACTCGACCGACATTCGACACATTTTCTTGCCCAAGACTCGACCAACGAGTGGACAGGTCGCCAAGGACATGTGGGATATCTGGGAAGCGGGTGAGCGTTCGACATTCTTGACCGTGCGCCGCACAGACTACATCGGCAACACATTCCACGGCGAGATGGACATGAACTACTATTTGGGTGCGCTTGAGTTGGTGGCGCAGCGTGTCAACCCGAAGGTCTTCGTATTCTCAGACGACCCGGCATGGGTTCAAGACAATTTTAAGCTACCGTACGAGTGGCGGGTAATCGGCGGCGACCGTCCGACAACAACGACCCACAATGGCCAAGAAGAGCACGATCTGACACTCATGGCTAGTTGCCAGCACGCTGTAATGGCAAACAGTTCATTCAGTTGGTGGGGCGCATGGCTCGGAGAAACAAAACAGGACCAAGTGATCGTTGCGCCGAAGCGTTGGTTCCTCGACAAGTCGATGGACACCAGCGATCTAATACCGGAGAGGTGGATACGGATATGAGTCAACAGTGGGAATACGAAAATTCCAAGGGTCGTCTGATACAGTGTGTCAGTGCTGCGGACCCGATGGGCAGATTCTACGTGGTCTGTCAAAAACACCCGGAGTTTAACACAGAGATCAAGTTGAGCCAACTAGCGTATGAGTTGGCCGTTGATAAGCGAATCGTGTTGGAGAGCGTGATCGAAGACGGTTTGAAGCAATGCTGGTTTTGTCGTGAGGAGAAAGAAAAAGAAGAAAAGCGACAAAAGGTTGCATTCAAAACTACGAGATTTCCAGAGGGGGCCGAACTATGACGTTCAAGTCGAACAGAAAGAAATTCAAGAAACTGACGAAGGAAGATATAGACAGGCTGCTTGACGTTTCGGCCAAGAAACCGAAGCGAGAAAAGCGCCATATCCTGAAAGAGAAGGACATGCAAATTCTGTTCCACGGCTTTAACGAAACGTTTTTCGGCAACCGAATCAACCGGACGGTCAAGGTCCGGCTGGTCAGCCCGGCCCAGCTTCGAAAGATCAACAAGTGCCACGAGGCTGACGCAGCGTGGCGACCGGCGGTCAACGAGATTTGGATTGACTCGACCTACGGACGGTCTGAGTCGATCGCTTGCCTGCTCTTGCTGCACGAGATGGCGCACGCAGCGCTAGAGAGCACTTATGTAGGGCATCCGACCCATAACCCCGGGCACGGCATGATCTACCAAGCTGAACTGTTCCGACTGTTCATGGCCGGGGCGTATGACGGACTTCTATAAAATTGGCGACTGGCACGACAGCTACATTGAGGATAGTGAAAATATGAACGTATACTTGATTGCAGATACGCATCTGAACCATGACAAAGAAGGCGGCGTCATGCTGACCTACTGTCAGCGTCCGGCCAATTTTACCGAACTGGTTTTGAATAACTGGAAACGTACCGTCAAGCCAGAGGATTTAGTTATCCACTTGGGCGACGTGCTGATCGGTAAACGGGAAGACCGTATCGCCGACCTGCCCGGCACCAAAATTCTCATCCGTGGTAACCACGACCGCTCGCAGTCAAACACATGGTGGATGCAGAAGGGCGGCTTTCAGTTCGCCTGCGACTCTTTGATGTTCCGCCAGATGTGGCTGACCCACGAGCCCTCAGCTATCCTGCCACCAGGCGCAATCTACAACATCCACGGACACCTGCACAATATCTGGGACGGCTTCCACAAGCCGGAACGATTGGAGCGGGACGCTGAACTGTTGTCATTCGACCCGACCAAGCAGTTGAAGAACCCGTGGCAGCGCCTGTTCGCACTTGAGTATACGAACTACTCGCCTGTAGAAATGCAAAAGTTTATTGCACATCCCGATAAATATCAGTCATGTGGTCCGAAAAAACAATGACAGCCAAAGATCGAGCAGCGAGAAAACGAAAGGATGCCACAAAACTAGGATTATGTCCGCAGTGTGGAAAGCGAAAACTGGCTAAGGATAGAAAGCAGTGTGCGTCTTGTATACGCTATCGGAGGCTATGGAGCGCTAAGAATAGAGTTAAACTGCGTGATTACACAAGAGCGTACGTCCGAGCACTGCGAAGACAAGTCTTGACTCTTTTGGGAGGAAAATGCGCTAACCCAAAGTGTCGTCACTTAAACGACGATGAGACGTTAGGCTGCAGAGATTTGAGAATTTTACATATAGATCATAAAAGAGGGAACGGAAACAAAGATCGGTTAAAATTGTGGAACCTGCAGATACTTAAAAAAGTTTTGAAACACCCGAAGCGATTTCAACTACTTTGCCCAACCTGCAATTGGATTAAGCGCATCGAAGAAAAGGAGTATTTTCGGGCAGTTGATAAGGACCCGATCACAAAGGAAACATACTATGGCAAACTTTCATGAAGCAGTTCTCAAGACTCTGGTCAACGAGGGCGGTTACCTCAACGACCCGTGCGACCCGGGCGGTGAAACGTACCGTGGCGTCAGTCGCAGAAACCACGCCAACTGGTCCGGCTGGCAGATCATCGACAATTACAAGAACAGCCCAGACTTCCCGAGGATTCTCGACACAGACGTCCCGCTGCAGAACATGGTAGAGGATGTGTACGCCGAGGGTTACTGGAAGACAGGCTATTCCCAGATCGACTCCCAGTTAATTGCGGAGAAGCTTTTCGACATGGGCGTGCTATTCGGCGTCGGCGTGGCAGTCCGTTTGTTGCAGGCAACGCTCAACCCGACCTACGGCACCGAGATCGATGGAAGTTTCGGACCAGATACGCTGAACGCAATCAACCAGTCCGAGGAGAACTCGTTGCTGAACTCATACAAGTCGGCGCTGGTTGCACACATTTTGAAAGTTGTGATGAACAAGCCACAGACCAACAAGTTTGCGGCTGGTTGGGGAAAGCGAGTAAACAGCTGATGCCATATAAAGATAAAGAAAAAGCCAGAGCGTACGATCGCATACGAGACAGAAAAGAGTACCGAAAAATCGCAGACAGAAGACGGAAAAGAGAATCGTATAGAAAAGACCCCGTAAAACAGGGCCGTTATCTAAAATACGTGTGCGGTATCACATTGGCCGACAAAGAAAGAATGTATAAAAATCAAGAAGGTTTGTGCGGATTGTGTGGGGAGCCGCTACCCGAAAATTTCAGAAAGGCTCACACAGACCACAACCATCAAAGTAAGAAAGTCCGGCAACTCATTCATTGGTATTGTAACTTCGCTGTTGGATTTGAAGAAAATCATCCGGGTCTTCTTCTAAAAGTTCTGGAGTATATTAAAAGGTGGAATTCTTGACATGATCGACAAAAATCGTTTCAAGACGTGGCGTATCGGAGAAGAGGGTGCGTCAGAAGTTTGCGATAAGAATGTGCAGTTCATGGCGGCGGTAGCCGAGAACTACAGCAAGAAGTGCAGCAACCCATACTGTCGTTGGCCGATATCGGCCTTGCGCGAAGAAAATTTTATTGTCCCCAAGGTCGGCGAGGTATGCGTCACCTGTCACTCGATGTTCGTGGCCGTCAGTTTTGTTAACAAAGAACTCAAGAATCAGTACTACTTCCACCATCTGCAAGAAGAGTGGGAGAAACAACGGGAAGAAGAGATCAAGAAGAAAAAGAAGACCATGGAAGGCGGATTATGAACTCACACAAACTCAGCACGGTTGTTTACGCCCAAGGCTGGCTGGACACCGAGATCAACGAGAAATACGGAAGCCCGGAGCCCGACCAGCAAGAGCACTTCGACAATGTCCTGCACATGTGGCAGATCGTATTCGAAGGTCTCGATCAACTCCGTAAAGAGAACGCCTCTTTACAAAACAAACTGACCCTGATAGACTTGGCTCGGAGCACAGAAACATGACCGAACGAGAATGGCGCGAATGGACCACCGATCTTGACAAACGAGAGCGGCAGTATCTTGAGAAGAACAAGGACAAGGCGACCGTGCCGATCGTTTCGGTCACGAAGGACGACAAGGTGCCGCCCAAGGCACCAGAAGGCGTTCGATTCTGTCTTCACTGCGGCAAGCAAATGTCTCCACACTCGGCCCAGTTGTGCATCATTGCGAACGGCTACTGTGTCGCCGAAGACCCCGAGCCAAAAACAGGCGTATCGAAAATTTGCTGTCGTTTGTGTGGCCAACTGATGTCTCCGACACTCATCAGACTTTGTTCAACAGGACCGGGATACTGTAAACTTTGATCATTCGCTACAACTCGGGCTGGAATCGATTCGAGGCGCAGTTCTCGACCGACTTCCACGGCGATCTGGCCGCTGTCAAAGCGGCTGGCTTCAAGACCGACGGGCCGCCAGCATGGGTCTGGTATACCGCCAAGGTGCCCGTGTTGCAGAAGCTTCGGGAAAACAAGCCACCGTCCGGCTTGGAGATCACCGAGGAAGCCTACGCCGTCTACGCACCCATGGCCGAGCGGTACGAGAAGAATCTGGCTGTCAAGAAAGAGGCCGCCGTTCTCGTAAAGAAGGCGAAAAAAGAGCAAAAGTTGGACGAGGAGCAGCCGCCGGTCATTATCCCCCACAAGCCCGGCGAGCTGTTCGACTACATCGGCCAAGCCGACATGCCTTACAAAGAATCTGTCGCTAAACCGCTCATAATCCACAAGTTGGACGGGCCGCCCTGCATCTCCTGCGGCGACCCGATTGCCTTTTACGAGCAGCAGAACCCACCTCTGTGTCTGTGGTGCGAGCTGCACCCGAAAAATGCGCTTGACACGAGCGCCGTCCTGTAGTAAAATGGTTCACGAAATGAGGGGTGGCCGGAACCAGCCTCTCTACCCCGGGATGCCCGGGCCTTAAATATGGTTCCGACTTTAATCTGGAGGATTATGACACGGACGTTCATCGTACTGGCAGGATATCTGGCTCTGGCGACCTCTTTCTGGTTCGTCACGCCAGCCCCCAAGCCGATCAAGTTCGTGCCTGTGACAGAGGCGCACATCAAAAGTGAGGTAAAGCGTGAGCAAAGCGAAAAAGCCCGTCAAGCGGCCAAGAAAAAATACGAGCGAGCTGTTGCTGCCGCCCGGATGGTATACCGGACGAATCACGTCCGTGAGACGTTCTCCGAGATCACGGCAAAAGTCGCAATCGAATATGGACTATCTCCGCGTCTCTTGGCAGGTGTGGTCACCGTCGAATCCCATGGTAACGTACAAGCTAAAGACGGTCTTGGCTCAGTTGGGCTCATGCAAGTTAACGCCAAAGTCTGGGGACACCGGGCCGACCTCACAGACCCCGAGAAAAACATCAGAATCGGTGCCAACATCCTATCCGCCTATGTACGAAAATACGGGCTGGTAGAAGGGCTCCATCACTACAACGGATATAGCGAAGTCCACGGACACATCTACGTCAACAAAGTTTTGACGGCGGCGCAAATCGTCGTATTCTAGGAGGATGAATGGCAACTCGAAAGAAGAACGTCAAAGATCATTTCGCACGTCGTAACGCAGGCAGCGCCGAGTTCTTCCGCAAGCAGCGGAAAGAACGCAACGCTCTTCGTGGTCCTCAGGAACTGATCACCGCGATCATCCACAACGCTGACGGCACTGACACCGTCAAGTACCAGAGAGTAAGGGACAATTAATGAAACCCAGCTACACATATTACGGTTTCATGCTAGGTCTGTTGCAGGGCACAGGGTCCGCATTCGCCATCGCAACCCACATGTCGTTACCGTGGCTTTTGATTCCTAATCTCGTGGGGTTCGTGATCTTCGCAGCCCTGACAACCAAAGAACACAGGGAGAAAATATGACTCAAAACCAAGACGGTACCGTAAACCATTTCGAAGTGCTGACGATGCAAGACAAGGCCCAGCGAGACGACATCTACCGTCGTTTCCGCACCGAGGGCGATGAGTTCGAGCGCCAAGCGATCAAGTTCTCGTCCAGCGAAATAGTGCTTGACAACGACGGCAACCCGGCGTATAATGTCGTTGAGAGTGGAAAGCGAAAGACTTTTCGGCCAGTTTACAGATCGACGTGGTCGGTGGCATATCCGACAGGAAGAGGGTAATATGTGGACATGTTTCATGGACATGCACTCGGGCGGCGGCACTAAGGAAGAGCCGTATGAGTACATCTACATCGAAGCCGGTGAGTCCGAAGCCGTGACGGTTTTCTACAACCGTTTCGGCCACAACCCAAACCGCGTCACCTGCACCTGCTGCGGCGAGGACTACTCGATCGCGGAAGATTCGACGCTCGAACAGGCAACCGCCTACGAGCGCGGCTGCGACTTCGACAACGCAACCAACGAGTACGTCGAGCGTCCAAGCACGAGCGGTTACAGTTTTTCGAAGGACTACCAGACGCTGAAAGAGTATGTCAAGAAGCCCAGCGTTCTGGTGATCTACGCAGATTCAATCAAGCCGGAAGAGCGTACTGGCGAAGTGCCCGTACAGGGCTACGTGTGGGAGGGCTAATGGCGAAGCGCAAACTCTACGTGCTGTGGTACCAAGGTTATTCGAGCGGCTGGCCGACAGCCAACAACTCGACCGTAGCGAGCGAGTACGTCTCTCAGGCGTACACCTCGTTGGCTGCGGCGAAAGATGGGTTGGCGAGACACAACAACATCTATCCAGAGGATGCCAAGAGCATGTCGATCAAGTCGTTTGTCGAAGTTCAAAAGACCAAGCGGAGGAAGTAATGGATTTCACATCAACAATTGCATACTCGTGCCGCTACGGCGACAACGCACTCAACGTATTCGGCAAGTACGACGTGCTGTGGGAAAACTCTGAGTCGGATTATCAGGGACACGCTCACTTCTTCGGCAAGAAAGACGGCGCATACGTTGCCTACGAGTGGTCTTACGGCTCGTGCTCTGGCTGCGATGGCTGGGAAGCCGACGGCTCGACAGACGAACAGATCGAAAAAGAGATGCACGACAGCGCAGTTTGGCTCGACAACGTCGAACAGTTGCGGACGTGGTACGAAATGCTGCAGACCGAGTTCGACAAGCGGATGTATCGTTGGGACAGCTACGACGAGTTTGGCCGTCTGAACGCAATCCGAAAGGAATTGGGCATGGAACCGCTGCCCAAGAAAGAGGACAACGATGAGTAAGCCGAATCGGCACCAAAAGCCACACAAAGCGGTGCCAGTACCCATGACGCCGGAAGAACAAGCGGCGGCACTCAAGGCCAAGGAAGAGGCGGCAGCCGCTGCCAAGGCCGAACGTGAACGCGTCGAGCTGTTCGGCAAATCCATCAAGGGCATGTCCCACCAGCAACTGCAGCGCACGCTAGACCGCACTGTGCGCCGGGAGCATGTCAAGGAAGGCCACAAGCGTCTGCCGGTGGCCGGTCTGACAATCGCGTGGGCGACCGTGCTGTCTGCGGTTCTCCGCAACACTCGGACAGCAGAAAAGAGCCTGCGTCCCGACCAAGTAAATCCAAAGGGTCGTTTGCACACGTACCCGCTCTAGGAGAGTTATGCGTTACAACTACTACACCAGAATCGAAGAACTGATCGGCAAGACGTTGAAGGCTGTCTACGTCACCGACATGGAGGACAAGATCACCTTCGCGGCTGACGACGGCACCGAGTTCTACATGTATCACTCACAGGACTGCTGCGAGCAGGTTACGCTCGAAGACGTCGCCGGGGACTGGAACGACCTGATCGGCTCTCCGATCGTTCGTGCCGAGGAAAACTCGAACAGCGGCACCCAGAGCGACGTTGCTAATTGGCCGAAGGATGTCGGGCCGATGAGTGATCGGTATGTCGAATGTTGGGAGTGGACCTTCTACCGCATCGGCACCGCCAAGGGCACGGTCGTGCTGCGCTGGTACGGCAACTCGAACGGCTACTACGGCACCGGGGTTACGATCGATCGAAAGGACCCAGAACCGAATGTTTGAAGCTCTTTTCTGCCCACAACACGGACTTCCTTCCATGCTGCCAGCGATTCTTCCTTTTATCGCTAGCATGTGGCTGGAAGTCCAAATTGTTTTGTGCCGAGTTATCGCGTTCGTAGGCAGATTCGTATGACCGATCTCGTCAACATTCAACCCGTCGAGAAGGGCTATAAAAAGTTTCGGATGAAAGATGGCAGCGGCACATTTGTCGCCAAGAAGTCAGACGGCGGTCGTTGGTACCACATCATTCTGAACGACGGCAGCCGCCAGCGAAATCTAGCTACCGCCGTCGAAATGCTCGCAGAAGAGGTGAAAGAGTGAAACTACGTTGGAAAATACTTCTAGCAATCGGTTTTGGAGTTTTGTACAGTTGCCTCACCCAAACTCACTCTGCCGCCTCCTATCCGAAGGTGGTCGGGAGGACCAGCGAGCGGTTGGAGGCCCATTACAAGATTATGAATCAGGATTATTTTTCCAACCGGTTGCCCGAGGATGTGAAAATAGTGGTGGTGGACAAATTGTTTGATGAAAATTTGGGCCGCCTTCTTGGCTCCACTATATGCAGCTCACCAGAGCATTGTCGGATAACTGTTGACCGAGAGATGAACGCTGCACCGGTCACGATGGAGTTAACGATAGATCACGAAATGTGCCACATCGAAAGCCACGGCAAGAATTTTGATGCGCACGGAGAAGCGTTCCAAGCCTGCATGTTGCACCTCGCGCTGGCCGATGCATTCAGGGAGGTGTGGTGATGTACGGACCTAATGAATACCCAATTTGTCTTGCGTGCGGAGCAACGGTGTTAGACCTTAAAGTTCACATGCGCCGGTGCAACCCGGGCTATTATCAAGCGAAGGACTTAGAGAAACAGTTCGAGAAAAAGAAGCACTTGGACGATATTGCAATTTTGAACCAGAATGCGAGAGGCAAATGAAGGCCGGAATCATATTTCGGTGGAAGAGCTTCTGGGTCGGGGTCCACATCTCCGACGTTCACAAGCGGATTTGCGTCAACCTAGTGCCGTGCATAACGATCTGGGTGACGGGAAAGGGCGGCGATGTGCCGCCAAGAGTACTTTAGGGGGCCGAATGACAAAGCACGAATGGAAGATGATCGGGGCAGTCGCGGTCGTGATCACCGGCTTCATCGTTGTGGTTGCGAGACTCATTGAGTGGTTCAACAGCATACTTGCGAACGTGGTGGGGCGGTAGAATACACCATTTCGTAGCAGGAGGAAACGATGAAGCACAAAGTGAAACCCAAGCACTGCAATAAGTGCAACGAGGATTATTTTTGTGGTAAGTGCCCCAAGTGTGGAGCACGCTAAAGAACAGATTATCTATAACAGGAGGAAACAATGAGAACATTATCACGATTGATTTTTGGGCACTGGATGGACACTACCGAGTTTTTCTTGAAGGCTCTCGGTGTGCCGTACAAGCGCAATAAGTACGCTTGGATTATCGTGGGTGCTGATGAAACATCCAACGTCACAGTACGGTAAACAAGAAGAAACGATGGCGCAGGGCACTAAACAGGAGGGACGATGATTCGAACACAGGTAAGGGAAGCAGCAAACGGCACCTTCGAGGTCGTACTTGAGGGCAAGGTGATCAGCCGGACGAGAACATATCTCGGAGCGGAACAGCTGTCGAGGTTCATTAACGACGAGATCGGAAACTCTTACGATGAGGGATTCGGCGACGGGCACGGCGAAGGATACGACGAAGGTTTTTCTGACGGCAAGTCCGAGGGCGAGAACCTATGACGTCGGTATATCAACCACCGATCGACACAACGAAGTTACCGAAGCCCAAACCGGCTCCCCAGCGGCCACGGTTTCCGATTTAGACAGGAGGCAACATGGGACGTCATTGCAGGGCGTGTGGACAAGGCGAACGTTGGTGTTCGGTATACACAAGCTGTTCGCTCAACAAGGGCAAGGAGCATGATCTGACATTCTACTCGCCGGACCCATACAAGTCGGCGTGGGAAGAGATCAACATGTCCTACGATCGAGCCATAAAACTGTTAGGCCCCGAATATCTGGGCTGGAACTGGGTTCACGCACTCGTCGACAAACTCGAAAAACTGGAGAAGAAATGAACCCCGTAACCGTCAGAATCCGAGAGTTCGCAACCGGCGTGGTCGTTGACTACCGAACCACGGTCGAGGACGAGTACGTTGACAACCAAGCTTTCTACTACGAGATGGGCAACGGCTCGTGTGACTGCAACCGCAAGCTGATGTTTGGAGAGGCACAAGGCATCGAGTTCTCAGACGAAGAGACACCGTGCGGCGAATCGAATTTTGAAGTTCAGGTGTACGTCAACGGCAACCTCGTTCACAACGAGTGGAGGGAGACATGGTAATCGGGCCGGGCAAAGATGGCACCTTGGCATTGGTGATTTTGAACGACGGCGAATACCTGCCGCAAAATCTGAACGACGAGCGAGTGCTGGTATTCCGCCGAGGTGAGTCCACGGGCCGCCAGTTGAAGATCGTCAAGCCGGTCGGCGAGTTGGCCAGCGAAGACCTGCTTCGGCCAGCGCCAAAACCGGTCTGCGACTTCGTGCCGGACCCGGACCAGCCGGGCAACCCCATCCACGAACACGAGGACGGCTCTTGGTGGTTCTACGACGAGGCTTGGCAGATGGAGAACGGGCCGTTCACGACATTCGAAGAGGCGCTGGCAGCGCTGGAAGAGTACTGTCTTTTTCTCGAAAAAGGCTTGACACCCGGCGAGGACCGTGGTAAAATGGGTCATGATGAAACGCCTGAGACAAATTCCAACGACGTGGCTAGTAGCGACCCTGATTGAGATGGCAATCTTCGGCCTGATTCTTTATTGGCTGTCAGGCTGGAAAGTGACGGGTCTATGAATGATGACGTCTACTACCAAAAGGACTTTAATCTTATACCTCGTGGCATCCTTCGTGCTGTTATCGCTCGTGTGGACGGTGCGCCAATTCGAGCGGATATTGCGAAAGCTGCTATCAAAGATCGGATTGACACCATCAAGTGGGACCGAAAGAACACAGACGCCCAGTTCGAAACGTTCGCCAAAAACCCCCGGCTCTGGAAGGTGAAGGAATGAAACTGCGTTGGAAGATTCTGATCACGATCGGTGCCGCCATGCTCTACCTCGGCCTGACCCAGATGGGGCAGACCAAGCCGTCGATGGAGCCGTGGAGCACAAACATCACCGACCTGAGAGCATTCTACGCAGGTGCGAACCAAGCGTACTTTGGCGGCCAGTTGCCGGAAGACATCACCATCGACTTGGCTGAAACAGACCCGAAGATTATGGCATCCACGACCAAGACGGCCAGCGGTGACTTCATCATACACCTGAACAAGCGCACCGTGCCCGTCCGGCGGACCTCGTACACGAGCCTGCTGCACGAGATGTGCCACGTCAAAACGTGGGACGAGACGATAAATTTCCATGGGCCGAAGTGGCAGGCCTGCATGTTGCAGGTGGACGCACAAGGCGCGAATCGCCGCATACTGATCGACGGATACGAGGGGAACTGATGAACGACGAACAAATTAAACACATGGTCAATCGTTTTCTTATGTGGCGATTGCCTGAAAACTTTAATCCTGACGGCGGTATTAGTTTTAAGCGTGTGGTCAACGAGAACACGGCGTATCCGAGAAAGAGTGAACCGGTAGGGACAAATCTGTTTGACTATACGCAAGCGAAAGAGATGGTCAGCCACATGATCGACGGCATGCCGTCAGCGAAATGGACCTGCCCCGACTGTGACTATGATTCGATGCCATATCCGCCGGAGGACTACAATATTTGTCCAAAGTGCATGGTTGAGTTCGGCAACGACGACAGGAAGAGCAAGCTACTTGAGCGGCTCGCCCCGCCAGCGGAGGACCAGAATTGCCCCCGCTGCGGTTCCCCGTGGAGCGAGCATCATGGGGACAAGCACGCACAAGGGTACGTTTGTCCAAAGCGCGCCGCACTCGCGGAGAAGCCTTTGCCGCTAGAAAATCAAGTTTCGATGCCTATGCGTGAGTGGCTGGAAGCAAAACGACTAACGCTTACACCCGAGCAGCTTTGGGCGGTGGAATCCTACATCGTGATGAATTTCGCCGCCCTCGCGGAGAAGCCAGCCGAGCGGCCCTTGCAAGACCTTGATAGTGAGTGCATGGGTGATTCTGACCACGATGCTTTCAACAAGTGGTGGGATTTAATAACGATTAGTCAAGGTCAGCGTCATGGTGGCATCTACAAAGATTGCGAGGTCGCCTTTTACGCAGGCACAAAACACGCTCGCGCCGAGCGGCCACAGCTATCGGCGGAGCCGGATGAGAACTGTAATCGCTGTGGATTTCCGTGGAGTGAACATCGTGGAGATAAGCACGCACAGGGATATGTTTGCCCGAAGCCTCGCGCCGAGCGGAGGAAGCCATGAAACCGCAGCGAACGAAGGCGAAGCAGGTGCGCGAGGCGACGATCACGATGCCCTTCAAACGCTACCAGGAGCGGCTACAGGCAGCATTCTGGCAAGGTATGCAGGTAGCAAGGGCGGAAAGTAAGAAGCCAGCCGAGTACGCGCAGAAGGTTGCGAGAGGGGGCATCTAATGAGAAGAGAAAAAAGATCGGTCACCAACTTTATCGAGGCCCTGACCATCTTGGCCCGATACATGGAAAAGGGCGTGGATACGCAGTACTTCATCGAGTCAGCCCACGATCAGATTTGGATTTCGACCAACGACGGCAACCCGGGCGTACTGACAAAGGATGGCCAGCGTCTGGACGAACTTGGATTCTTTTACGACGAAAGCGTCGGGTCATGGAGCCAATACACATGAACAAACTACCTGAGTTCTTCAAAAACTTCTTCCACACTCTAGGCATCTTTATCGGAGTGTGTGTCGGCGTGCCGCTGTACATGTGGTTCGCGGTCTTGTACCCGTTTATCGGTTTCCCGTTGCTCCTTCTGGCCATAGTCGCACTTATCGCATACGAGATGACATTCCGATGAACAAGCTTCCCGAGTTCTTCAAAAACTATACAATATTGTTGGGGTGTGTTGTTGGCGGCTCCGCGATTATCGCCGGACTGGGTTGGTTTACGCTCACGTTTCCGTTGTTTTCCGCCATCTCTGTGTTTTTTCTTCTCATTGGCTTCGGGGCCTATATGATGACCTATGACTGACGAAAAACGCATCTACGTTGTTGTGCCAGCTGTCGTTGAGGTACGTGATTGCAGGACTGTTGTCCAGCCATCGGGCCGCCAGATAGCGCAGGCCTGTCATGTCGCGGCCAAGCTGCGGCACGAGTCCGGTTTGACCACGCTTCCACACGGTCACCTCGCGTTGCCGCTCTACCAAGAGATCACAACGATCGTTTTGCAGGCCCGGGACTCCCGGGAAGTCGGCCACATTCTAAGCTTGGCAATCAAGAAGAAACTGGATTGGAGCACGTTCGCTGACGAGAACAAAGAAGTCTACGGTGACATCCGGCCAATTACCGGCTTGGCGGTCTACGCAACCAAGAAGCAGATCGAGGGCATTCTCGATTATCTTCCGCTGTGGGGTGCATAATGGACATCAAATTTGAAGTTGTCAAATCGACGCAAGAACGGGACGGCAAAGAGAAGGCGTCGTTCGACCTCGTCGTCAATGGGCACATAATCGGTACGAGCAAGACCGATTCGGACGCTCGTTTCCACATGTATTTTCTGCAGGATTTGCTCAAGCAGACTTGGAACGAAGGCTACGACGAAGGCCATCACACCGGATACAACGAGGGAGCCAATGGATAAACTGAACTCAATCAGACTTGCGATCTGGTATGACTTTCTGTCCGGGCATTATACGTACAACGAAGCCTGCGACTATCTTGAACTGTTACTCGTGGCCAAGAGTGCGCTACGAAAGGAAGGACTGAAATGATAAACCGAAACGTACCAAGCTGGCTGAGACAGTGGGCACGTAGCCCGAGACAGGACCGTCGAGTCGTTGTCGACGGCGAGTTTGTTGAGTTGACGCAGCCGATCATTCCGAAACCGGAAGAGCCGATCGACGCTGTCACCGAACACTACAAGGGTTCGCTAATGATAGCAGATATCGCCAAGGCGATGGAGGAATCCGATGAACAAACACGAAGCGCAGAGACAAATGAGCTGGCTACTGACCCGGCTGGACCAACTGGGACAGGAGCAGCACCGTCTGGGCCTGATGCGCCGGGAGATTCAAAAGATGATTCAGGAATTGCTGGACGAGCACCCGGAAGTGACGCTGTGGGCCCGGGAGAAATAGAGGAAGATCATGAACTCGTTACTGCGTTATCGGAGGCGTCGTCTGCGGTACTATCTGAAATCGGCCATTACACCGATGGCGAGGATGTACTGGTTGGGACGGTTGGACGAGATCAAGAAGTTGAGCGTCCTGACTCGGCGATCGACGAACAAGGCCACCAAGATATCGGCCTCGACGACATCCCGTTCTAAGGAGTGATCATGAGCGATAAAACCCCGGGCTTTGTATGGCGCTACGGCAAGCTGTCAGACAAGTGCGATCTGACAGACCTCGACAATAAATCGCCCGACGGGCTGTCGCCTTCAGGCGACAGGTGAGGGCGTTAAAGTACTTGACAAACAGGATAGAAGTATGGCAGACTTCTAACATGGAGATACAGCAACCGAAGGACAGTCGCTATACCAAGAACGCTGGAGCCGTCTTCAATCTGTCATATCACATCGTATTTTGCCCGAAGTATCGTCGCAGAGTTCTCGTTGGTGATGTGGAGACAAGGCTCAAGCACATCCTGTACGCCACGGCACAGCAGTACGGCGTGCTCATCGAAACTATGGAAGTGATGCCGGACCACGTACACCTGTTTGTCACATCTGACCCAACAAGGTGTGTAGCGGAAATCGTCAACCGTCTCAAGGGTGCCAGCAGCCGAATACTTCGGCAGGAGTTCCCGCACTTGGTGTCGAGGATGCCAACCTTGTGGAGTCGTTCGTACTACGCTGGCACAGTCGGTCATGTTTCAGAAGCAACGGTCAAGAAATATATTGAGAACCAAAAAGGACGCTAATGCGAAAGACGTTCAAATACAGACTGTACCCCACGGCAGTGCAACAAGAACTGCTGCGTGGACAGTTGTCAGAAGCGTGCCGTCTGTATAACGCAGCGTTGCAGGAACGTCGAGACGCATATCGTAGCCACCGCAAGTCGGTCAACCTGTTCGAGCAATGCCGCCAACTATCGGAAGTACGAGCAGCGGGAGACATCAACCTGCCCAACTGTCACTGTGGGCAGGACGTGCTCAAGCGTGTAGACAAAGCGTTCAAGGCATTCTTTCGCCGTGTGAAACAAGGTGGCAAGGCTGGCTACCCGAGGTTCAAATCGCATCGTCGCTATGACAGCATCACGTTTCCCTCGCACGGAGACGGCAACAAGTTGCGAGAGAAGCATCTGTTTGTGCAAGGCGTTGGTGAAATCAAAATCAAACTTCACCGTGCAGTGGATGGCAAAATTAAAACAGTCTCGGTCAAGCGTGAGGGCAATCACTGGTACGCATGTTTCAGTTGCGAAGTCTCGGCACAACCGTTGCCCGAGAACACGAACCAAGTCGGCATTGATGTTGGACTCGAATCATTCGCTACGTTGTCAACGGGTGAAATCGTAGATAACCCCCGTTGGTTCGCAACAGCACAGAAGCGTTTGCGTCGTGCCCAGCGTCGTGTATCACGTCGCAAGAAGTACTCAAAGCGTTGGCGCAAAGCGGTGCAGTTCGTACAGAACATTCACCGAGACATCGTGAACCAGCGTCGAGACTTTCAGCATAAACTGTCTCGTGAAATCGTAGACGCAAACGGCTTCATCGCCGTAGAAGATTTGAACGTCAAAGGTCTTGCTAGTGGAATGCTAGCGAAGTCAGTTGCTGATGTCGGATGGTCGTCTTTCCTAAACATGTTGGCGTACAAAGCAGAATACGCTGGTCGCCAACTGGTGAGAGTAGACCCCCGAGGAACCAGCCAGCGTTGCCCTAAGTGCGGCAAGAAGGCTCCGAAGAAACTTTCGGACAGGCTGCACAAATGTTCGTGCGGGTTGCGAACAACAAGAGACCACGCCAGCAGTTTAGAAATACTCAGGCTCGGACTGAGCCTTCAACCGTTAACGGCGGTGCAGTAATGCTGCCGTGGGTTGAGAAGCCGTCCCTTTCAGGGGACGGAGTACGTCACAAGACCGTCTCCCGGCTCTTGCTTCGTGGCGGCAAAATCGTCTGCCGTCGTGGCAAGGGTTCTGTCAGGACGACTCAGGCTCGGACTGAGCCTTCAACCGTTAACGGCGGTGCAGTAATGCTGCCGTGGGTTGAGAAGCCGTCCCTTTCAGGGGACGGAGTACGTCACACGCTGTTGCGAGACGGCTACCCGCAAACGGAAATCGATTGGGGTGGCGCAGACTACGTTCGTTTTTGGACACAGGAAGTCGAGGAGAGTACTGGTACGAAATAGTTGTTGACACAAAACCGATCTCGTAGTAAAATGGGTTCATGAATGGAGCATATATGAACTTTCAAGAGCAGTCTGTGAAATTCATCGCCGAGATCGGCAGCCGCAAGCGTAACCCGGCCAAGCCCTCGACCGTTGCATCCTATCAGAACGCTCTCGATTGTCACATTTTGCCGGACCTCGGGTCTCTCGACCTCTCCAAGGTTGAGAACGGGGTCCTCAAGTCCTTCGTCGCAAAACTCGCAGGGAAGGGTTTGGCACCCGCCACCATCTCCCGGGTGGTTGCTGTAGTCAAGTCGGTCGTCTCAGCGGCTGTGGACGCCAACGGTAACGAACTCTTCCCCCGCAAGTGGAACAACGACTTCATCGATTTGCCTGTCATACAGGACCAGAAGGCCCCTACGGTTAGCCCTGATCGCATACAGACCGCCATAGGAGAGGCGATCGGCCAAGATAAGGCTCTGATTGCCCTGCTGGCCGGAACCGGGCTTAGAATCGGCGAGGCGCTGGCTTTGACGTCCGAGGACTGGGACCAGCAAAACATGACAATTTCTGTCACTAAGACGGTCAGTTTGGGCGAGATACAGAACAGCACCAAGACGGCAGCTGGCAAGCGCACCGTTGACCTGTCGCCTGAACTCAACCAATACCTGCAGACATGGATTGGACAGCCGGAGCCCCAGAAGCCCCTGTTCCAGTCCGAGACCGGCGGCGTCTACCGCCGCATGACAGCCTACGAGCACTTGGCCAAGGTCGGCGTGCCGGGCTTCCACTCTCTGCGTCGTTTCCGTGTAACCCGCCTCCGTAAAACCGGTGTGCCCGAGGGCCTAGTGAAGTTCTGGACCGGGCACGCCGACAAGTCGATCACCGATTTGTATGATCGAATCGGCGAAGACGTCGAAGCACGCAAGGATTTCACCAAGAAGGCCGGACTCGGCTTTCGATTGGGGGCGGCATGAAGCATCTCAGGATTCTCGGCATCAAGCGGATTATTGCACTCTTTCTCTTCATGGCCGCCTGCTGCTACGCCACTGTCCAAGAGAATTTGAAGTACGAGGTGGCGCAGCAGCGAATCGTGGTGACCTGTCTCGATCACAAGGCACCGACCGTCCATGTGCTCAACCCGGCTTCCGGCCCGTACGTGGTTGTTGATTGCGAACGAGAAAAGTAGAAAGAGGATATATGAGCAAATTTCACGAAGACGTTCACGTAATCGCCGAGGCCTATCTGAAAGAGATCGGCGCTAATAACATCCCGGTAGTTCAGCACCATAACCGGTTCAAGCAGGTCTATTACGGCGAGACGGTTCAGCAGTTCACCAAGCGCATCGAGGTCGAGCGCCAACGCCGCTACGAGATCGAGGCCAAAACAGCCACCTACATTCTGCAGTCGGGCAAGAAATACTTCTATGGATTTAAGGGTGAGGATACCAAGTGGACCTACGAACCCCGGCTGGCGATGAAGTTGACCGACACCGATGTCGCCGAAATGGCCAACGATCTTGAGAATTTGGGATTCACAGTAACCAAGCTTGTGTCACCAGAATCTCTGTAGCAAACAGACCGCCCCAAAATAGGATTACCGGGCGGCTGCGACGAGTGAAGGATACGAACCTATGAATATCAAGGACAAATGTCTCGTACTAGCGGCTTCGTTTCTGTTGCTTGCTGGCGGCGCTTTGGCGCAAGAACCAGCGGGAGCAGGCACGCAGCCATCGGGCCCGGCAGTTGTAGCAAAATCGAAGCGGCCCAAGAAGCCGTTTATCGTCCGCGCGGCCATTGCAGGCGCAACGTGCGGAGTTGGAATTGGATTGGCAGCGAACCCGGCGACTGCAGCCGAGATCGGTCTTCCGATTTTGATCGGCGGCAACTATCTGGCGTACCGTCTGTACCAGAAACACCCTAAGCTGTCGGCCTTCATTCAGACCGTCAGCCCTCTTGGCTGTTTCTCTTACGGCACGCACCCGGGCGCACACAAGCCAACGGTCAAGCCCCCGAAGCCACCATCAGGTGGAGGCGGTGGTAACGGCGGTGGAAATGGCGGTGGCACAGGAGGCGGCAATGGTGGAGGAAACGGCGGTAGCGGTGGTGGAAGTGGGTCAGGAGGCGGCTCTGGCGGCAGCGGAGGCTCGGGAGGCGGTAATGGCGGCGGTGGCGGAACTGGAGGAGGTACTGGTGGAGGCGGGGGAAACCCACCTCCGGGCGGTCACTGTATTCAAGACTGCGGCATCCCCGGCAACGGTGGAGTGAACGGCGGACACGATGTCAACAAGCCGCCATTCCCCGGCAACGGTCCTAAGCAGACCCCGGGCACTGGCAGCGGCCAAAAACCGTAACTCGATTCGAGTGTCGAGGGTCCTCCCTACATGCTGGGGGCCTTCGGCGAACGACTCAAGTTCATAGGAGGGTGTATGGGAAAATCTCTATCGTTTGTTGATTTGTTCATGACGTTGGTGATCGCCACCGCTGTCTTTCTCGGTTTGTCACTGTTGCTTGGCTTCTTCACGGCTTGGGCGATCGGCTACATCTTCGCACCATCGGTCGTGCTGGCTGTCTTCGGGGCGACCAAGGTGACGTTCTGGCAGGGCTTCGTGCTCAACATGTTGGCTGGCGTGCTGTTCAGAAGCGGCAGCAACTCTAGTTCGAAAAAGAACTAATATGAGAAGCTTCACCATCAGAGTCAGAGTTGTTGACCACTGCTGGCACGGCTCGTCCATGCAGATACTGAACAGCGACAAGGCCGACTACTTCAAAGGTCGTGTGCGATAATGGAATCGGTAATCGTAATGCCCGTAGCTCACCGACCGGAGTTCCTTGCGTTGACCCTCGAACGACTAGACGTAATCCCCGACCTACCGCCGGTAATGGTCTTCCTCGACGACGTCAGTCAAGAAAAGAAAGACGAGGCGATGTGGGTCTTCGCAAGATACGCACCTCGGGGCGCAGGCGTATTCGAAAGAGAATCGCACATCCACGCACCAAGCGGCTGTTGGAACATCCTGCAGTCGTTGAAGAACGGCTACGAGATGGGCGCAGAGCGGGTCTTTCTGGTCGAGGAGGACGTGGCTGTGACGCCTGAATGGTTGGATTGGAGTTTGGAGACTTTGGCGACTGGTAAATATCTGGCTACGTGCGGACGCCGCTCAAAGTTCACCGAGATTTATGGGGACTACTACACGAACCCGGGCGCTTGTTTGACCCGTGAACTTTTGGAGAATCTGGTACCGCACATAAACGACGGCTACTTTATGTTTCTACGCAGCTATCTGGATACGTGCTTCCCACCGCAGTGGGACGAGATGAGCGATCTGGACGACGGATTAATTCGTAGGGTGATTCGCAGCATGCACGGCAAGGTTGCTTATCCGGCGCAGCCAGTTGTGGCACACCAAGGCTACTGGGCCTACGAGGAGCGGATGGCCGGTTATCATGTGACGGGAACGATCGAGGAAAGAATCGCCGGTCTGCGACGTCTGCTATCAACGTTGCCTACCGGCGATCGGTATACGAGGGATTTGGAGAGACTTTAACGGCTCTTACGAGTTGTTTCTTTGGTGCCTGATACCTTCGGCGCTTCGTTCTTGACGAACTTTTCCGCATCGAAACCTTCGAACATAGCTTCAAACTGCTTGTCCGTCAGCTTACGCTCGGCTGGTCCAAACTTTGCTCTTATAGCGCCCCTTGCAAGGGCGTCCCCGCCCCCGTTTTTTGTTGCTGGCATGTTATTGTCCTCCTTTCTGAGATTGTTTTACCACGGCCTTGCACAAATTTATAAACTCTTTTGATGTCATGGCTAGTTTAGCCCGATTGGCTTCGGCGCAACAAGGAACGCAATTTGATTTTTCGTATCCTCTGCGGTTGTTCAATCGATCTATACCACTATAGATCAGCACCTTCTGGCCTTTGTTACGACGAATTTTAAAAACGTTTGACGGTGGTCGTCCTGTGTAATAACACGGTTTAGAAATCAGAAAACAAAAATCTTTAAAAGACAAAGACCATCGGATGTTTCTAATCTTGGCTTTGAATCGATATTGAGAATACAGTACTCGCTGGGCCGATAGCGGCTTTCTACGAGAGCAGCCGCAGCTGGTCTGTCGTCCTCTACGAAGCGTGCTCCCCACAACCCACGTTTTTCTTCCACAGTCACACCGACACTTCCAAACCACTCGCTTTCCGTATCCATTAGCGAATGATTTCCTCATGAAGGTCAGAGCAACCAATTTACCGAATCTTCTATCTCTGATATCTGTGATACGATTGGGCATTGACCTATTTCTCAGATTTGAGATCAGAATGTTGCAGTTCTTCCGGCATCTCGGCTTCGAGTTCCGCAGGCAACGGCTGATTTGGGTCAGCCTGTCCCATCCAGTTCAACTCAATGTAGTTCTTACGAGTCACCGGGATGTCGTTTTTCTTCATGTAGTCTAGTACGTAGTCGGTCATAAATTCACCTTAGAGCCAGTATATCACTGTCCGGCCAATTTGTCAAGCCCCGACATCAGGGATAGGAAACGCTGCGCCGAAATTTTGCCCGGCTCTTCCTTGCCCTTGTTCGCAGGCTTGTTGGCCACCATGTCTGCGTAGGCCTTGGTTGCGTAATCACGGACTGCGTCCTGTGCAGCTTTCTGAGTGATCTTACCGTCCTTGTAGGACTGCCAGATGTCGTTGATTGCGTCTTGGTGCTTCTCGACACGCTTCATCTCGTCAGGGAATTGCTTACGGATTTCTTCCCAAACGATCGATTGTAGCTGTCGAGGCTGTAACCCGAGTTCCTTGGCTGCTTGGCGGTATGCTTCTGCGTTGACAGCGTACATGCCCTTCAAGCCGGTCTCAGCGGCGCTCAACTGGCCGAAGTTTGCCCCGACCTCTGGACTATTTCCGCTCAACATGCGCTGGTGTCCCGCAGCCACGGCGTGCGTGTCAACGGTGACGTGTCCAGCCGGATTGTTCGGGTCTAGGATGTTGTTATAGAAGTTGCGGACCTTGTGCGCTTCGCCAAGATTGTCGCTGATGTTTTCACGGCTGCCATTGTCCAAAATCGAAACCGCCTTTGCAATTTCGTTCAAGCTGCCCCAAGCGACCTTGCGTGGGTTGCCCTTGTCTGTGCGAACAAAGTCACCCTCTTCGCCGGTGCCCGGGTCGATCGAACGGAAGTTGCGGCCCTCGCCGGTGTTGTGCGCTTCGTCGTATAAACGTACGAACGCCGCCTTCTCAAGCGGAGTCTGCAGTTCGTTGAAGGTCTTGCCCTTGATCTGTTCAGCAAGCTTGCCGAGTTTGTCGTTCTTACGGTTCTTTTTGCCGGTCTCTTCGTCGATCTGCTCTTCACCGACCAAGTCGCCTACCTTGGCCTCCATCTCAGGCGTCATTGTCATGTCGCCCTTGGTGTGGTAGATATCGTAGACACGCTTTGCAAGCGACACGTTCTGGTCCCAGTCCTTTTGCGGAGACAGCGCAGCCAGTACGCCAGCACCTTGCTTCAAGGTCTTGCCGAACTGTGTGGCCATGCGGTCTGCGATTCCGTTAGCGGACTCGTACCACTTTGCAGTGGCTTGGCGAGTCTGCTCTGGAACACGGTTGTAAACGTCTTTCAAGTTGTCAGCGAACTGACGGATGTAGGAGTTGACAACCTTGACTGGGTCCTTGAGATTCTTGGCGATACGGAAGCCGGGCATCTCCTTGACCTTGTCTGCGATCTTCTCCATCGCCTCTGGGGTTACGGATTTGATGCCGATGTGTACGTCGGATGTCAGCGGGTTTGCGATTGCTTTCTTGCCCTTCGGTAGCGCAGTAGAGATCAAACCCTTCTGCTGATCGGGAGTCTCATTTGTTGGCGCTGCTGGTTCAGCAACGTTGTGGCCGAAGTTAAAATCATTACGACCCGGGTTGAGTTCTTCCAAACGCTGTTCGAGCGGGTAGTTCGGGAACTGAGTCTGCTGGTTCTTGCCCTGCAGCGGCACGAGTTCTTTCTTCTCATTGTCCCACGCAGCTTCCTGATCTAGCTTGTTGCCAACAGCCGCAGCACGCTCTGGGTCGCCGTGTGCGGAGATGTTGAGTTCACCACCCTGCGAGCCATTGTAGCCGCCGATGTGAAGTTCTGGGTGCTCATCGAACAGGTCTTTGTTTTCGTTGTGGTACTGACGGACTGCGTCCTCGGTGATCGGACCTGACAGAATCTTACGACGCTCTGGCATCACTTCGATCTGATGGCCTTCGGTCGGAACTTGTCCGTTCGGGTGGATAGTAAATCCGCCGCCCTTGACGTAATCCACGGCCTTCTGTGCGAAGTCCCGGCCCTTGATCATGCCAAGCTTTTCAAGCATCGGCTGAACGTCGGACACCTTGGCAAATTCTTTCTGCTCTGAGCGGGGTGCCACGCCTTCTTTGCCTGCGGTTTCCAAAATCAGGTTTGCGTTTCTCCCGATCTGACCAGCGGCCATTCTGACCGCCTTGATCTGGGCTGGCGTGATACCATCTTCCGGCATCGACACGGCTAGCGTAGGACCGCCACGACCTTCTGTGTAGCGAGTACGAATTGCGCCTGTGTCGTTCAGGAAGTCGGGACGGTTGTCAACTGGGCCGCCTTGACGCTCTGCGTTGGCTCTTTCGATAACCTGTGGGTGCTGCTGGCCGGGCCGCATCATCGAGAACTGACCGTCCGGTGTGATGAATCCGCCGCCGTTCTTGATTCCCTCTGGGGTCTGGGATAGCGAACGTGTTTCCTTGATCACTGCCTGCAGGTCTGGGTGGTAGCCGCTTTTTTCGGTCAGCCAACGGTCAAGCAGGTGTTCGTGCTCTTCCGGCGCTACTGTTTCGGCCACGCCGAACTGCTTGCGGCTGGCGTCCATCTTCCGCTGAACCGCTTCCGGGGTAACCTCTTCGCCCGGCTTGAAGCCTAGCGTTGAGCCCGTCTTTGGGTCGTGGAACAGTTTGATCTCCGATTCTGGGTCGCCCGGAAAGGCCACGCCTGCAGGAATAGCACCAGCGCTTTCGATGATGCGGTCGTGCTCTGGGTTGCCGACTGAGCGGCGGTTCAGACCACGCTGCTCGGCAGCCTGTGCTACTTCTTTAGGAGTTGTTTCTGTAGGTGCTGGCGGATTGCCAGCTTCTGCTCTGGCGTTGAATTCTTGATTTCCTCGATCGCCTGCTTCGCCAGCTCCTCTGTTGATAGGGGCTTCTGTTTTGTTTCCTTCATTTGCTCTCCGTTGGGCCTCTTCACCCATCGACTTTAATCTCTCACCGCTGAAATGGTACTGCTTTGACAAGCCCGGTTCGCGCACGTCGGCATTCTCGTTAATTATATCCGAGACGTGCTGCTTTGTCAAGTGTTCTTTTGCTTGGTTAATGGCCTCGTTCATCATCTTCTTGGCCACATCATCGCTGAATCCGGCTTCTTTCATGATACGCAAAGCTAAACTGCCGTCTGAACTCGGGCGGCTCGGGTCTAGCTGGACGCCGTGCTCGTCGCGGCCTACACCAGAAAACACCTCGTCCGCAGCTACACCACCCATAATCATACGGATAAGTGCCGGGACTCTCTCGGGCGTTTTGTGGATTATGTTACGCGTGGTGTCCGGCAAATTCCACTGAATGGCTGCGTTAGCCGACTTCGGCATATCTGGGTGCGTGTGGCGCTCGATTGCGTCTGCCTCGAAGCCCTCATTGTGCCCGACCATGTAGTGGCCTAGCTCGTGTCGCATCGTCTTTTCGATCGGCATGCCACGGGTCATGCCCGGTGTGTTCAAATGCTTGCCTGTCGGAACCACGTAGCCCTGCTGTCTCGGTATCTGGGTTACGTCCGCAGCACCTAGCTCAATGCTCTTGGCGTCAGGGAACTTCTTCTGGCCAAGCTTCAACGCCTGCTTGAACGAGTGTGCGTCGATGGGCTCCTCGGTTCTGGTGCCGTCTGCGTGGTCCACGGTCATGTTATAGCGTTGCTGGAACTGAGTCTCAGGAGTTCTGCTCTGAGCGGTCTGCAGCTCGTCTTCATCTAGGTTGTCGCCTTCGACGCCCTCTTCGGTTTTCAGGTTCTCGCCCTTTGGTGTCTTGACCTCTCCGGTCTTCTTGAAGGATTCCGGCGTGGTCTTAACGTTGCTGCCTTCGTTTGCTTCGTCAAAAGCGGCCTTGTCCGCAGCAGCTTTGTCTGCCGCAGCTTTCTCGCCCGGCGTCTTCGCGCCTTTCACGAGTTCCTTGGCTGCGGGAACGTTTTCCTCGGCCTTGGTTTCGCCTTCTTCACCGATCTTCTCGACCGCCGCAGCCGCTTTCTTCTCTTCCTTGGCCGCATCGTCGAGCTTCTTCTGGTTTTCCTTCTGGCGTGCCGCCGCAGCATTCGCCTTCTCGGTGTTGAGCATCTTGTAAAGTTCTAGCTCTTCCGAGTTGTGAACGGAGCCGGTCTTGTCAAGCACTCTGCCGCCCTTACGGTTTGCGGCCAGCTTCTGCTGGAACATCGTCTCAAGTTCTTCCGGCGTATGATCGCCGACAGTCTTGTCGAGATAGGTTGACAGCCCGGCGTGCAGGTCTGGGCTCATGTCTGCGCCCAGTGGGCCGCCCGGTCCAAAGTTTACTGGCGCAGGCGCGGCACCCGGTGTCGGGGCCTCTTTACCTTCGCCCAGTTTGATTGCGTGTTCGGTCAGAACGTTCGGGTTCTTGTTGTAGCGTCTCAACAACTCTGCCCCGATTGCCAGCGCAGGAGCTACGCCGCCTGTGTACAGGCTGTGTGCCATCATGAGCGGAAGACCGACCGATGAACCAAGCAGGCCAGCTACACCCAGATGGCTCAACGATGCGGTTGCGTATGGATTTCTCTCCAGACGTCCAGCAGCTGACGTGATTGTGTCTTCTAGGCCGGATAGTGCGCCGTAGCGGATACGTGCATCACGGATTCCGTCCTCGCCTGCGTCCTCAAGGTGAGTCAACAACTGATCACGGATTGTGCGACGAGCGTTTTCCCACATCGCGGTCTCTGGGTTGGTTGACAGATCGACACGACGTGCGCCCGGGTTCTTTGCAAAGTACGAGTTCAGTTTGGCGTCGATGTACGTCAGAAGATCGGTTGCGTCCCCGACAGTGCGGCTCTTCCCGACTTTTTCTGCGAACTTTTCCGCAGCAGCTGTCTCGACCGGTTCGAACTCACGAACCTCGTCGGTGATTCCGTCAAGAACGGCGGTTTTGACCGGCGACATATCGACTTTTTCGCTCAAATGCTTGTTGGTCGCAGGCTCGACTTCCTTCGTCCAGATTGCATCCTTCATCTCAGGCACAGCTTCGTGCAGGTCGCCGACCGTGCTGATCTTCTGACCCTTCTCGTCGCTGTACGCCTTGATGTCTCCGACCGCAGTGTCCCAATCCTTCTTGAAGCGGTCAACAGACTTCGGGCCGGGCTTGAGAGCCTGAACCGCCGCGTCTGCCGATTCGTTCGGTTTCAGTATGCCGTGCTCCATAGCAACGTTTCTGATCTTGTCGAACACCGGCTTGCCGTTGAGTAGGCTCGGCTCTGTGCTCAAATTGCCTGCGTGCTGGCCTGCGCGGGTCGCCAACGCACCACTCAAAACTCCGTGCGTGAACTGGTAGAGTGCTTCCGGCTCGTTGCCCTCGTCCCACGCCTGCTTGAACGCGCCCATGTGCTGGTATGCGCCTTGGATTGCGGACGCGGTCCAACCAGCGGACAGCATTCTCGACATCATGCCTGCCTGCTTTGCAGATGCGATCATACCTAGGCCGTCGGTTGCGGCCATCAGGGCGATGTTCTCTGGACTGCTGAATCCTTCGGCATTTTCAGCAATTGCCTTGTAGACCGGGTGTGCATTCTTGTCGATGTACTGGCTGATGTTAACTGTCGGTAGCGCAGATGTGCGAGTGTGGTCCTCTTCCGGCATAGCCATGCCAGAGAAGTTCGGCAGGTAGTGACGAAACGCCTTCTCAACTTCTGAGCCCGGCACGATACTCTTGCCGATACCTGCGTTTGACGCAGCGGCGCTGACAACTTCTTTCAAGCCCTCGGCGTACTTTCCTTCCTTGATGTCGTTGAAGCCGCGAAGCATCGCTTCTGTGCGGGTGGCTGCGCCGACCGCAGTTTCGGTCAGTTCACCTGAGACAGCATGAACGGTGTGCTTCTTGGCTGCGTCCCAAATGTACTTGCCGATGTTGGTGACAGGCTCGTCGCCGCCGCTAACGATTTTGGACATACCTTGGTGGAAATCACCGTGCAGGATGTCCGACAGACCTTCGTATTCCTTGGCGACTTTGTCGTAGGTTGCTTTTTCCGCAGTGTTGTTCGTAACGATTCTGCCTAGAGAGCTACCGACATTTTCTGTGTCGAACGGCTTGTACGTCGTATCCGTTGACTGCTGGTCTTGTCCCTGATCTTGCGACTGAGCGTTGATGTCAACGGGCGTGCCGAATCCCGGTGGAGGTGCTAACGCAGCAGGTGCCGCAGCTGCCGATTTTGCAGGAGCAGATGCGATGCTAACCGGAGTACCAAATCCCGGCGGCGGTGCTAGCTGGTCATTGAGTCCCATTTTACTTCCCTGCCACGTATGGCTTGCCGTCAGCGGTTACCCACTGGTTGTTGACGTTGTAGATCGTTGTCTTGCCATCTGGTGTCGAAACATGCTGGCTGGCACCAAGCTTGCGCCCGATCACGTCCGGGTCCTGCTTGTTTGCATTTACCCCTGCATCCAACTCGTCGATCTGTTGACGGGTATCTCTTACAGCTTGGCGTTGTCCAGCAACGGTGTCAGCTGCGTCGATAGATGCCTGACCCGCTTCGAGAATCTGCTTCTTGGCTTGAATCTTCTTCTGCAGAAACTCGGATAGAGTACGAATCTGCTGACGCTGTTCGTCAGAGAACTTTTGACCAGACAGAATCTTTCTCATTTCCGCTTCGGTTGTTCCGAGCAACGAACGTGCTCCGAGCACCATGTTGATTTCGGCCTGAGTGATACGGACGCCGCCGCCTGCCACCAATGCCTTTAGCAACATAGGTGCGACGATCGCATCGCCTTCTGCGTTACGCATATCAAGGCCCATCTGCAGGTTCGTGTACTCGCCCAACTTCTCGGAGATCGGCTTACGCATCGTGTCGAACTCTTTGTTCTGAATCTGGTAAGACTGCGCCAGAGACTTGTCCACAGACTCTTTTCTCTCCATGGCCGCAGCACGACGATTCTGCCACGCTGCCTGCTCTTCTTCGAATCTCGCCTTCTGCTCGTCTTCGCGCATCTTGGCATCGACGCCGTAGATCATGAAGTGCTGCAGTGCGCCCAGCTCTGTCTGCTTGTTGGCGAGGTCCGACTGTATTTGAGCCAGTTGTGGGTCGTTCGGGTTCTTAGCGGAGATCGCAGCAATCTGTTGTTGGTCCTTCTTAATTGTCTGAACGTGCAGGTTATAATCATTCTGCAGACCTTGCAGAGGACGTGCCGTGTCCGCACTGATTGCGTGCTGGACGGCAGGCGACTCCATGTCCTGCTTGACCTGATCGAACTGTTCCTGTGTCAAGGCCTCTTCTCTCGCCTTGTTGGTTGCGTTCTTGACAAGCAAGATTCCGGTTGCACGATTGTTCAACGTGATCATGTCGTCGGCGCTAAGGTTTTGCTTCGGGTCAACTTCGATTCCCGCAGCCTTCCAGTCGGAAGCGGTCTTAGCATCCGGCTGAACATGTTGGTTCTTATCGAGTGGGTCTGCAGTAATAACATCCCACATCTGATCGAACTTGCCGGTCGGTTTGCCGCTACCATCAAGAATCTCTTCACGGCCAATCGGCAACGCACGATGCGTCTTCAAGTAGTCGGGGTTGGCCTTCAACATCTGGTCGAGCTGTGCTTGGCTGACACCCTTCTCGATGTGATGGTTCTTGGCTAGTTGATCGCTGACGGTCTTGTTCATGTTGTAGATGCCGTCCTGAACCTCGTTCTCAGCCTTGGTGACGTTGATTGCGTTCAAGCGGGTCTGACCCTGTAGTAAAGCAACGCGAGCTTCGTTCTCAAGGTGCTCGTCCGCAGCCTTGTCGGTCTTCAACTTATTCTCAAAGGTCTGCTGCTTCTCTGCCGCAGCACGTTGCTGTCCAGCACCTAGCGTTCTCAGCACGCCGGTCAACGCGCCACCGCCCTCGGGCACTGGTGCCGTGGCTGCTGCCGCGTCACCCAAATTGCCTAGCAATGCGCCGCCCTTACCAGACAGCGCATCCATGGTTGCACCGATCATCATCTTAGCCCATCCAGCAGGCTGTGCCATGACCGCAGGAGCCGCTGGCGACTTAATCACCGAGCGTAGGCTGTCCGATAGCTTATCACCGAACGACCCGGGACGCGGGAACGCGCCCGGTGACGGTGGTAGCTCTCCGACGCCGCCTGTTAGATCAGGCGCAGCACCATCTCCGCTCGGTTGACCCGGCGTGGTGGGCTGCATATACTTCTGCAATGCATCAACTGCATCCGTTTGACCATTCGACTGTGTGTCGAACGATTGCATACTGCCCGGAATTGATACTGGCATCTAACTTCTCCATGGGGCCTGTGCCCTTACTGAAATTGGTTGATCTGGGAACTACGATTATCCGGGCTGTCCTGTGCCACTGTCTCTAAAACTAGGAGTGCCGCCTCCACCGCCAAGTGCAGTCAGTGCGCCCTTCCAGCCGCCACTCAAACCGCCTGTTGCAACCGATGCGCCCGTCTTGACTAGGCCTGTTGCCAGACCCGCCAAATCCGACTGCCACTGGTTGTTCTCTTGGTTGATCTTGTTGGCCTGCTGGAACGCGATCTGGTTTTCGTTGATGGCCCCGGTCTCGCCCATGCCTGCCTCTGCGCCGTAGTCACCTGCCAGTGTGTTCAAGCCGCTGGCTGTCGTAACTGCGTTTGCACGGCCCTGCTCGTAATTCTGAATCATCTCTTGGTTGAGAAGATCAGATTCTTTGTTCTCAAGGTTGGATGTGACCTGTCCGGCTACCTGCTTATTGATAGCCGAAGTACGTCCCAAGCCACTCGAATCAGACTGGCCACCGAACACCTGTCCTGCAGAGCGGTCTTGGAGAGCCTGTTGAGTGTTTCTTTCTGCCGCAGCAGTCGTGGTCTTAATCTGGTTGACTCTGTCAGCTTGTTCTTGAGCCCCGTAGCCCGGACCCGTCATGCCTGTGCTGATTCTGTTGATGACTCCGGCGAGTTTCGAAAGGACGCCCTTCTGGGATTCCAGCGCAGTACCAAAAACTCCCTGCAGAGTCTTGGCGAATGCCGAGGATGAGCCCTCAAGACTCTTCTCTTCCCCCGAAGAACCGCAGCAACGGTCAACCGGCCCCTCGTAGTCGTAGGACTCGACGTGAATCCACTCCATTGTCTCCATGTCGAGAACTGCCTTGGTGATTACCTTCATGCGCCTTTGCTCCCCGCAACCTCGGTTGCGAAAACCAACTTGTAGTTGTCCGTCTGTTCAAAACGAACAAACTTTTGATACTTCATCAGCCACGCCGCTAGGAGTGGGAATTTCGTCATTGTGATCATGCCGTTGAAGCCGTCTTCTTTCAGCTGTGGCTTCATGATCTCGAAGGCCAACATCATGGCCTGAATCAAACGCTCTTTGCTGACCACACCAGCTGGCGCGAACTGAGCATGGAAGCGACACATGTCTGCGTCACCCTTATCCATGCGAACATAGACAATCGGACCCTTGTCGTCTGCCATTTTGAAGCATAGATAGGTGCCATACGCCCCGGTGTACCAGTAGTCGGCCCGAAGATCGTGATGATCTGGGTCAATGTCGAGTACAGACCATGACTCAAGAGTATCACGGTCTGTGTCGTTGACTTCGTCTATTCTAATCATTACATCGACTCCAATTTGATGTGAGGGTTGTACACGAGGACGTGTTGTTACGCCCTTCCGGGGGTGGCAAAGTAACTAACAAAATCAACTAACAGACTTTGAAATCCCTGCGTACCTCTGGATACATCTTGTAAGAACATAATCATGTCTTGGCTCGGTGGAACGTGAGACGTTGTTGTGTATTCGGTTCCGCCATCAACACTAAAACCTACGGTTCCAGACACAACGCTACGAATTTTGAAATGATGAAAATTAGCGTCAACGTTTATAGAATTGGTTACGCTAACCGTACTTACTGAGCTGTGTCTAGTCTCCCAAGTAAATTTTGTATCTCCTGCTGATGTGTCATAGCGTACCCAAAAACCGTCGGCTGATGGGTCTGCTGTTTGATCGCCTTGGTCACAGAAACCGACACGAATACAAACATCGGTATTCCCATTAACAGCAAAAATAAAATCGGCTTCCCACGGACTGTTTGCACCTAAAATACCAAAAGTTGTACCGTCGCCCGATGCTTTATACAAAACCGTGCCGTCGCCAGAAGAAATAGGGTTTCCCCATCCTACAGAAATAGTTCCGGGGTTTGCAAAAGTGGAACTACCGAAATTAACAGAAGAGTTTGAGCCGCCAGTTCCGACAATTCTATTAGCCAACCATCCCGTGTCGCACCCGACCGCAATCTCGGAAGTAACATTAGTATTAGCTAAGAAGTTTAGAAAGTCTTCTCTGAATCCAGTTTTGGTAACATCGTTAAAACCCGGCGCATTAACAGAAGTTTTTGGTTCCCAGTCTGAGTTTGCGCCTATATATGTAAGAACCTGACCATCCGTAGGAGTGGTCTCGGTGATGGGGACCCCTTGTATTCCAGATACCTTGATGTCCATCGTTTTCTCCTCTTATAAAGCTTCAAGCTTGATGTGCAAATTATACTGCATTGTTGCTGCTGCGTTCGACGCATAGGTGAACGCATACTGAATAGCTGTAGCCGAACGACAATTCAACATCACCGGCATGCCCAACATAACCGTAGTGGTTGTGTTTCCCGAATCTGAGGTCTCCATCGTCCCGGCGCTGTTTTGTGCGACCATCGTGATTGTTTGAAGAGTGTTGTCTGCATCGGTGTATGTGATCACCAGAGGTCCGATAGTTGAACTCGTCCCCGCGACGGTGGTCACTTTCGCATTCCAAGACAGTCTGTATTGGCCTGTTGACGGAACCGAGGCAATCAGATTGGTTGCTGCGATCGATGCTGTTTGTGCTGTTCGATCTACTGTTGCTATTTCTGACGGAATGCCGTTCGATACGAGAGCAACGTTGTTATACTTGGTTGCTTTCAGAATACCGGCGAGGTCGGAGAAGTCCGGCTGAGTAGGTGTAATAGCTGCACCTGCGCCCAGCTGCGACAGAAACAAACTCGCCCCACCTGTTGCACCCAAGTCAGAGCCCGTGCCGCCGTTTCCTACCTTCAAAATTCCCGACACACCACCGTTACCGAATGAGCCAAGATTAACCGGTGGCACGTCGCTAGAAAAGATGGGTTTGAATATCGGAATAGCCGGTGCTGCCGTCAGAGGTGGGTATTCAACGATCGTCAAGACACCCGAGTTTCCACCAGCCGCTGTTCCTGTGATAGCCGCATGAACTGTGTTTGCACCAGCCGCGATGTTTGTAGCAATTGCGAGTAGCACGGACGGTTGCCACACACCACCAGTTTGAACGTATCCGATAGTGGTGTATGTGTTGCCAGCCGTGTCTGATATGCTCAAAGAGAACGGGCCGTTGGTGTTGTTGATTGCGGAAACCATCACGATAATGGTGTTTCCTGCCGTGTTGTTAGAGGTGAAAGCCTTGTTAAGGGGCGTAACACCTACGAACGCGGCAGAAGCTTGTTGAACGATGCCCGGAGCAGCGCCGTTAAAAATCGCAAATATGCCGTTAGCTGTTGAGTTCGCTGCAACTGCTTGCGAGATTGCGACAGCTGACGTCCCTGTAAAGCTGTTGAAAAATCCTGCGTTGTGCGAGGTCGCACCGGAAAACGCAGTAAAACCTGATGGTGTCGTCAGAGTTCCGTTGTACGAAGCCAGATAAATTCCCCAAGACGTTGCCGTGGTTGGAGAAGCCGACAAACTCAACGTTCCGCTGACGCCTGCGCCTTCGCCCAAGCCACCAGAGGTAACGTTCTCCACAGCAGCCAATCCGCCGGAAGGAACAGAAAAGAACGTTCCGGCTGGCTCGGTTGCCAAAGAGAATACCAAAGGTCCCGGCAGTGTAACCGTCTGATCTGTCGGGGTGAATATGCCCGGAATCGTCAACTCGATCGTAGACGCGGTTGGTGTTGACGGAGTTGACGGGGTGTTTTGAACGATCTTTGTGGCTGTGCTCGTTACGCCTGCGTTCGAGACCGGGTTTCCTTGAACGCCCAGAGGCATCAAAGAGAACCGAGGTGCGCTCGCAGTCATAGCCTCCGTTTCAACGAAGTGCGGACCCAGCTGAAACGATTGCGGAATGCTTCCCTGCAGGAATCTGTTCTCTGGGTTTGCTAGCGTCTCGGGTCTGGCTCCGGGTATGATCGGTTTCTGATCTACCGGCAGCCAGTTTTCACCAAGACCCGCTTCTGCATTGATCGGGTCAGTAGCCATTAAGTCTCAATCATCAGACGACCGAAAATGGTCGCTGTCAGCAACTCGTCTCCGGTTGAAGTCGTGCCAAAGTCCACCTTGAGACGAAGGTGGCGGCATCTCGCCAAGCTGGCGTTGCCCGAGAAGTAATAGCGGTTCGGGCTGTATGAGGTCGGTGTGATCGTTGCTCCGTACAGTGACGGCGGGTCAAACTGTGGAGCCTTGGTGAACGGCGTAAACGTTCCGCTTACTTCGTTCAACAGATAGCTGATCGTCGGTCTAAAGTTCGTGGATGAGAAATCGAACTCGACAAACTTGAGTAGAGCCAACTGGCCCGGGTGAGCCAACGTGATGTTGCCCATTTCGAAGCTTGCGCCGTACTGCGTACCGTTGTCTGTGTAAACGGTCTGGTCGCGGTACAACAGCGGCTGGTTCTGGATTTGTGAACCGACCAAAAGCTTCTTGATGCCCGGTGCAGTTTCGACCGACTGAACCATCTGGCATCCGTTCGTGATAGATGCAAACGGAGACCACACAGGCTCAGGATTCGGCATAGCGCCTGCTTGGCGCGGGTTCAGACGGTACCATCCGGTGTTGCCGTCCGCAACCACGATGCAGTTGTCGGTGCCGTTCTGGTGCGATGCCACGTAGACCTGTGCCGGGTCCCATGTCGTGTCCGATACGCCAGACGTCGGCTGGTTGGCGAACTGATCGCCCAACGGGAAGCCTGCGTTCTGGATGTTCAAAGACGGGGTCATGACGCGGAACTGGTTGTCGCTTGAGAAGAAGTAAATTTCTCCCGCAAACACATCGAGTGCGTTATACGACAGCAATCCGATGTTCGGTGCCCACGTTACTGAGAAGAACGACGACGTTGTCGGGCCGCCAGCGATCACTTCGATGCTGTCGGTCAGAAACGTTACGAGACCTTGTGGAGTCTTGACGAGACGAGTGACCGGCGCAAGGAACGGAAGCGAGTCAGAAACCGCGAACGCTTCGTCGGGGTTGCCGACGCCGATGTCCGGGCCTGCTGAGAACGGAACGAACTGACCGTCTGCGCCCCAGATGCGCTGGAAGTTGTAAGCCATCGGCAAGAAGGTTGAGAACGGTGGGTCGTTGACGCCGTTGATCGGCGCAGGTAGAAGAGTATTCAAACCCGGGAACGTGCTGGTCGCTACGCTCGGCAGGAAGTCGGTAAACTTCCACTTGACCACGCCTGCCAGCGCCGGAACGTTCGGGATTTCTGTCAACTCGAACATAGCGCCTGAGCCGGATGCGGCGTCAGCAGACCGCCAGATTACGATCGTATCAACCTGTGGGTCTGACGAATAATCGCCTTGAATCGTGTTGACCGAGCCTGTGTTCGCGCCAACGATCTGGTTGACCGGGGACGCAGATGAAATCGCGTTCGTTTCAGAGCCGAACGGTATGCCGAGATTCGGCGCGTTCGGAGGTGTGAAGCCGCCGCCAAGCGGAAGCGGTGAATAGAAGTCGTCTAGCGCACGAGCCTTGAAGCTGTACGCGTATGCCAAACCGAACGACCACGCAAGAGACTGAGTCGAGACCGCAGACGCAGTCTGCCAAGTTGGCTTCGGAGCCGTACCGGCTTCTGTTACCGTGCCACCGATTACAACCGGCCATGACGGTGCGCTTGCCGCAGACGTGCCGGAGTTGGTTACCGCTTGCACGAATCCGCTTTCTGCGACCTCGGAGCCGCCGAACGGCTCGCTCGGACCCGGTGGCTGGAAGCCGACCGTCGGAAGATGCCAGATGCCTGTGGTGCCAGAGCCTGCAACCCAAGGTACGTTCTGGCCGACACAGGTCCACACAAGACCGCCATCAACTGTGGTGCCGCCGTACGTGGTTGCCCATGGGTTCAACGTAATTACGCCAACCGCCGATGTTTCCGGTGCGCCAGTGTTGGTGCTGACTATGATGGTGTTGGATGTTGCGGAAACGACTTTGAACGTGCCGTTGTTCGCCGCGTTCGCAAAACCAGAAGTAAATATCTGTTCTCCGGCAACCGGGGTGTACGACCAGCTTCCCGAGTTTCTCGTGAACGTCGTGGTGGTGCTGGTGTTGGTGACTGTGATGCTGGTGGCTGTCGTAATTACGGTGCCCGGAATGTGAGAGCCGCTGGTTGCGCCGCCGCTACCTGTTACGCAGACTTGGAAGTTTGCGCCATCGTAGATGCAGCCGAACGGGGTGCCCTGTACAACCCAAGGTGTGTACGCGAAGTTTGCCTGCCACAAAGAAGGGCCCAAGCAGAGCCACGTTAGTTGACCGTCATCAACGGTCGTGCCGAACGTTCCCGTAGATGGGAATGGGTTGTAGCCGGAACCTGATGTGCCACCGACCTTCGGGATGAACAGGTTAACAGTTGTGCCGGATGCCGCAGGCAGGTTGCCAGTCAGAACGAAGTTCGGTGTTCCCGCGATAGATGCGTTAGCGCCCGTAGGAGACCAAGTCGAGTACGAATGCGTTGGCTTCCAGCGCATCGCGGCCATTTGGGTCGGTGTGTTGTAGCTGCCGATCGCACGCCAGATGGTGTTGCCGTTAGAGTAGCCGCTACCGCCCGGATACACGCCGCTGAACGCAGGAAGAGTCGATGCGGTTTCGCCCAATCCGCCAGAGTTCTTGAAGTTTCCGTACACGGCGTTGACTGCTGTGCCTTGTCCCGGTCGAGAGAAGTTTTCCGCAGCATATCCGCCGCCGATGCCAAGGTCTGTATAAAACGTGAGCGTTGTGATTGCGCTAACCGGGCCCATGTTGAGCCACGTTACGCCGCTGTCAACAAGTGTCGTGCCCTCGGTCGCAGCAGCGCCCCAGTTCGGCTCACCGGTTCCCGCAGTTCCAAACTGCGACGTGGCGGTGTTCGTGCCGTCCGCGTTGACGCTGATAAGCTGCCAGATCAAAGAAGGGCTGTTCGTGTCCTTTGTCAGACCCATCGTCGTGAAATTCGTGTTCGCCTGCCAGCGGGTCGCCGCAGAGCCGGACGGAGTCAGCGAGACTGACGGCTGAGTCGTTGGTGCGACAATGCCCCAGTTCCAGATCGTGCCGTTGGTGTTGAGCGGAGTGTACTTGAACGTATCAACACCGTCGCCTGCATATAGAATGCCGCCAGACCCGATGAAGTGCGTTTGGCCTGCGGTGGCTGATTTAGCGAATAGAAGTTGTACTGTACCGTCTTGCTTATCCCAGTAGACCGCGCCACCAGACACCGCTGTGGCGTTCGCTGTTTCGGATACGCCGTTTGCGTTCGCCAAAGTCAACGTTGTTGTGCTCGATGCGGTGACGACAAAGGTACCGTTGTTGGCGTTGCTCGTGAAACCGGCAATCAAAAACTTCATGCCGACAAACGCATTGCTGCCGCCGTTGGTGATCGTGCCTGTGTAAACTGTTGTGCCGCCGCTGGCGTTTGCAACCGATGTCAGAACGATCGTTGCGGCCACGCCTGCGTGGGTCTCGGATACCGCAGATGTGTTGGCGAGGGTCAGGGTTGTGGCTGTGGATGCGGTGCAGGCGAAGACGCCGTTGTTGGCGCTGTTTACGAAGCCCGATACCGTGAAGCTGCTACCGCGCAGACCGTTACTTGCGCCGCCGGTGATCGTACCGGTGTAAACTGCCGCGCCGTTGACTGACGCAGTAACCGAAGTCAAGGTTTCAGATACCGACGGCCCTGTGCTCTGTGTGTCAACGATCAGTCTGATCGTGCCGTTTGATAGCTGGAACGAGTAAGAATACAACGGCTGGGTCGGGTAACGATACGGGCTGACCGCGAACGCAACGAGGCCGGGACGACGCTGCAGAGTCAGGCGGTTCGTCAACTCAACGTTCGAACCTGTCCACAACGCGTCTGGACGACCACCGTAGTACTTCGAGGTGTAGATGTCGGACGGGTCGTGCAGAGGCGAGCGCTGTGTGAAGACTCCCGTAAAGCTACGGTCCATGAAGATCGGCGTGTACTTCGGCTGCTTCTGTGGACCACCACCGTTCTGTTCTATCAATGATGCCATGTTTTATATAGCCTTGGCCTGCGTGCTAATCTGCGTTGTCATAGCCCCTACCATTCGTTCGGTATCACGGGCCAGCCACTGCTGAATGAATGCGTTCTTCTGAGTATCCGTCAAGCCCTGAGACTTGGTCAGGAATGCGGCCACGCCGCGCTGGCGGTACATCTGCGATTTTGCATCATCGACAACAGTCAGCATTTCGCTCAAGAACAGATTGTTGTAGATGTCGATGAACCAGTCTGGGATTGGTGCCCAGTCGAAGTTGTTTGCGTACGCCGATATGGTTTCTGCCACACCCGCGCCGTTGACAAGCACCAACGATGTCGCGGTGCATGAAACAACAACGAACGAGCCGTTGTTACCGGTATGCGTCACGAAGCCGGTGATCTGGGCTGTAGCGCCAGCCGGGAACGACAGCGGGTCGAATACACCGGTGTAGGTCGTGTTGCCAGCTGCGGCGGTTCCGCAGGCGCTAATAAAGAACGGCCCGAACGCCTGAGGCTTCTTTTGATAGATCAGGGTCGCGGTGTATACCGCGTTCGGCGCTCCAACAAAACGAACCGTATACGCAGTGCTCGATGTCTTCTGGAATCCAATCGCGTCTGGTCTCTGTTGATCGGATGCCACACCCAACGGGTCGCTGTTGTAAACGTCTTTGATTTCCCATACCTTGCCGGTCGAGTCCGTCAGGGTCGCCTTTTCAAGATAGCCGAAATCGGGGATAGCCGTGAACAGAACCGTGTAGTCCTGCTGGCCCTTGACGGTCTGAAACGTGTATTCGGCGCGGTTGAAGTCCCACGTCTGCGGAGGTCCAAGCATTGTGCTTCTGATCATGGATGCCACGGACACCGCAGGCTCTTGGCCAAGACCCGCAGTAATAGGAGAATACTGAATGAACGTCTGTGCCCAGTTGATCGACTGTTGTAGCGTGTATGACATGGTGCTCCGTTATGGTCTTGGGTAATTGTAAGGCCACGCTGCGCCTTGGAAGGTGCTGCGACGGCGACCAGACCCCATGACACCACGGTCTGGAATGAATGAGTACTCTTCTAGTTCACGGTCTTGTGCGACTCTCATGTCGGTCAAAGACTTGAGCCACAGCGGCCACTCTTCTTTGAACTTAGCACGAATCTTTGCCTCAGGTGAGTAGCGATAGCACTGTGCGATAAAGCCTGCACGGAAGAACGGTTCGTACTTGTCCGGCAACGGTGCCAAGGACTGATCGAGCGACGTGAAACGAACTGGTGGCATCTGGCCGAACAGATTGAACTGCCACGTCACGCCGGTCTGCGACGGAACGTTGAGAATGCGAATGCCTAGGCCGATCGGGTCTACGACGGTCCAGACGGTGCTTGCGCCCGTGCCTGATACTGTCGTGCCGGGCAGTGCGCCGACCGAAGCCAACGGTGCCGTCGAGCCCTCGGTGCCGTATCCGGTCAGCACAAGAAGATTTCCGTTTGCATCTACGATCTGGTTGATCGGGTTAGCTGGTTGGTTCACAGCAGTCAAAGGATTGGTGTAGACCGAACCTGCGACTGGGTTATTTCCGAGTGTAGAGTTGCCGTTGTTAGCATCGCCCCACACGCCGTAGTACAACTGATCGTTCGGCAAGCTTGATGCCAAGTACGCAGGGTCGCCAAGCATCGTGCCTGAGTTCATCGAGTACGTGCCTGTACGCATCGGCAGGCTGCGTCCGCACTCAACGCGGCACCATGGCTTCGGAATCGACGTGCTGCTGATGTTGATAGCCGTGCCATCTTCGAGCCATTCGATGTTGTAGACCGAAGAGCCGTCCGGGTTGACCAGAGCGTAGTCTTGCTGCCAAGACCATGTGTAGAACAGAGGCAGTCCGACCGAGTTCCACTTGTGCGGGAACGGAGTGGCGCAGATTGCGTTCATGACGTCGTTTGCAATTGTCAGCGCAGGCTCCAAAGAGAAGCCACCGACATTCAGAACGGGTTCGATGTCGCCGAAGCTCTGTACGCGATCGATGATGTTTTGAATGGTGTAGGTCGAGCCTTGTGAGCCGACTGATTGGCCGAGAAAGTTTACGCCGATAATGTCGGTAGCAACAATCGTCTGGTTAGACGAGGTTGGAGTGAACTTAATCCCAGTCTTTGTCGGGGTTACGACGTACGCGCCTGCGGCCAGACCTGAAAAGCTGTACTGACCTAGCGGATTCGCAGTCGTCGTGGCTGACGCCGCGCCGGACAGCGTAATCGTTGCGCCTGCTAGCGCTTGTCCTGAAATGCTGTTTGCCATGGTTCCTCTTTACGATGCTATCGGGTATTCCGATACTTCCGACCAGTGAACTTCCACGATCAACACACCGGTACCCGCTGCTGGCCAGACCGTACGATTACGGATTACAAAACCCTCGTTTTGAGCCAGCACGAGAGGCGTATCCAAGAAACCGTCCGCGTAAAAATCGATATCGGCCCCGACCGGCTGAATGGTTTCTTCCGTTGCCGATGCGGGATTGACGCGGTTACCTTTGCGAATGCTCTGGCAGAACGGCTGAGAGTCCAGAGTGGTTGCCGGGGTCAACGCCGCCGTGGTTGAGATGTTGATCGCTGCCAACGATGTGTTCATGTTGGTACGCATCTTCGCGTTGTTGCCCGTTAGGGTTAGTGCCGTTCCGCCGCCACCGCCTGCGTACGCTCGTGCCACAAAGGCATCAAACGATGTGTGATCTGTCAGTGTCGCCGCAGTGAACGGCGTCAATGGCTGGAAATAGGTTCTGATTCTGTTTATAACAGCCAATTTAGACGCATCGGTCCACTTGAACTGGAACACCTGAGCACCTGCGGCCAGCGCAGCTGCCAATGTTCCAGTAGCGACTGAGACGCGGTAAGAGTTTTGCATCAAGCACTCCAGCCGGTGATTGAGTCGTCAAACACGTTGGCTAGAAAGCCGGGCCCAACACCGTTTAACTGAGTGTTTCTGTTGGTCCAGTACTGCAGCAGAAATGCTTTGGTGTTTACTGAACCGAAGCCGACAGGGATTTGGAAAGAACCCGTTTCTTCCAACACCGAGCCATTCTGAATAGCAGCATTCTCCGCAGCCGATGCGCCGGGCCATGCGCTGATGCCGGACACCGCCTTTGCAGATGACGTGATCGGATACCAGAAGACGCAGTTGATGTTATTAAGAAGAGGCGACGTAGAGACGCCCAAAATTATGATCTGTTTTGCCATATATCTCCTAAGTCCCGCAACCCATCAACATTAAAGCATTTGACAGTGACGGCTGTGCGATCGCAACTCCAAAAGCGATAATGCCGTTGGATGATGCAGCTGTAACCCAAGTTCCGTTTTCATTATACGTGCCTGCTGCACCCGGCAGATGATAGCCGCAATTAAGGTTCGCCGTCCCTGTTGCCGTTTTTGTGAATGGCGCTGTATAGGTGCTTGACGTGATTGAGTTTGTTCCGCTCACAATTTCAATAGCAAAAATGACTTCATTAGCGTGGTTGGTTACGAACGTCAGTGTCGGGAACGCATAGGTTCCGGCAGCGCCGCCAGCCGATGTTGCGAATACACCAGAGTCGATCGTAGCTGTGGTGCCGGTCCACCCGGAAAACTCAGAAGTGCATAGCATGCTCAGCCCGACAGTACCGCTGGCGTTGTACGTTAGCGTCACGGTGTTTGCACCGGACGATTTGGTCACACAACACCAACCTTGGACGGATACTTTCGGGGTGACACCTGTGACGTTTTGAATGCTGCCGTACACAGGAATCCACACATTGCCGATCGTGTCAGATATAGACACAGTGGTTGGCTGAGTCAGTGCCGTTCCTTGAATTTCCCAAAGAACAACCAATAAGTTACCGGATGTGACGTTACTCGCGTACGCGCCAGCTATCGTCGTCGTGCTTGTATTGCTGTTAACTTTGCTTTGAACGTGCGCAAGTGCCATCAGCGCACCTTACTTGTTCTTCGCGTAGACCGCGATGTAGTCGCAAGCAACCGTTGCGGAGTTACCAATTGTCCACGCAGTGGCAGACGATGTTGCAGGGAGTGGCGTTGGGAAATTGATCACGATACCGCCATTTCCGGCGATAGCGAAAGTGTACGACGCAGTGCCGTCAGTCAAAGTGATAACTGTTGCAGTCGAGGAGCGGTTGGTTGCAATAAATGTGATGATGTCGTTGAACACACCAGATGCGCCTGCTCCGATGAAGCTGACGCCCGACGCCGTAGAGTTATTAGATACGACCGCAGTACCGATCAAATCACGGGGTGCGTTCGCTACCACAACCGAACGTCCGGCCTTGTCTGACATCGAGGCGACCATCTGGCCGTCTGTGCCTGCTGTCGGATATGTGGTTGCGGCACGCAAGCCTTGATAGACAGCGTTGGCCGGGGCCGTGCCTGTTACAGGTGCGTCAAACGCCGCGCCTGCGTTGCCTACGACGCCGACCTTCTGAACGCCGGATGCTGCAGTTGATACGTTAGCACCGCCGACTTGTTTCAAATTCTCGTCAACTTGGTTGGTGATGCTTGTTACGGCAGTCAGAGTTCCAGTGACTGGAATTGCTGTGCCGCCGCCAATTCCTTCAACAATAACAGAGCGACCGCCAGCACCTTCTGGAATGGGCTGATATTGAGGCGTACCGTCGTTGGTTTTTCCTGCAACCAAAAGTTCTTTACTCGGCGCAACAGTTCCACCGATTGTCGTATCTGCGTTCGTTGTGACCGTACCACTAATCGGAAGCGGGTTTGAAATACCGCTCTTGATGTTTACGTCGAGAGCCGCGCCTGTGCTTGTGATCGCCGTTCCGCTACCGTCTGTTAGACCGACTTTCTGAATACCAGACGCCGCTGTCGCTACGGTCGCACCTGCGACCTGTGCAAGATTCTCTTTCAGTACGCCGTCTGTGCCGGTAGCCAGCGCACGCAAATTGGTGCCGTCAGAGCCACCAACTTGTATAGCAAGAGAAGGAACCGCAGCAGCTGTGCTGCCGTCCGCGCCATCCTGTGTCGAAAGTGAACCGGAAGGATTGACCTTTACGTCTACGTAGCTGCCGCCGCCTGCTGTCGTATGCCCATGAATCATGGACATCGTTTCAAGAGCAAAGTCTGTATCGACCGGCTGACGACTCAAAAGATTGACCGCAGGAGATTGTAACTTACCCGCCGAATCTATGCCACCGGTTTCCGTTGCGGACGTTGGTGCGGTCGCGCCTGTCAGGCCGACCGAAGCGTTTGAACCACCGCCTGATAGAACGTTGACACTCAGCGGATTACCTGCTGTACCGAACGCAGCAGAGCCGTCCGATAGCTCCACGAACAAAGGATTCGTGACCGACGGTGCTACGCTGTTGATACCTGTTAGATTGACGTTGCCGCCGCCCCCACCGCCGCCAGCGACAACGTTGACCATCAAGTTGCCTTGGCTGTCCATCTGGAAGCCGAGTGCTTGACCGTTTGATGGCGCAGGAGGTGTGGCGTTGTAAATTCCGCACAGCACCATGCCCGGGTTCGGTGATGGACTTACAAGTGAGTTGCTCATAGGTTAAAACAGTTTGTCCACTCGACGCACCAAAGCCGATACTTCACTGATGTGTCTTGCGTCAGTCTCCGCTATCATCTTCTTCAATTCTGCGCGAATCGCTACAAGCTTCGCGGCTTGTTCGGTGATAACACCTGCGTCTGACAACGCGGCTATCACAACCTGTCTAATCTGTTCTTCGGTCATGCCTTGCGGACCACGCTCGCCCTGAGGACCACGCTCGCCTTGGTTGCCGGTCAGACCTGTGTCGCCCTTTTCGCCTTTCTCGCCGCGTGGTCCGGTTTCACCACGATCGCCCTGCGGACCTTTGAAGCCGCGTTCGCCTGTCAAACCTTGCGGACCTTTGTCGCCTTTCGGGCCTTGCAGTCCACGCTCGCCGCGCTCGCCCTGCGGACCCGGCTCGCCTTTTTCGCCACGAGGACCCTCTGGTCCTTGTTCACCCTTCGGTCCACGATCGCCCTTGGGTCCTATTTCACCCATCGGGCCGGTTGCGCCCTGCTTACCTTGTACGCCACGAGGTCCTTGCGGTCCTTCTTCACCCTGATGTCCGGTCTCTCCACGCAAGCCCATCGGGCCTCTTTCGCCTCGTGGTCCTTGGGGTCCCTGTTCACCTCTAGGGCCTTGCGGTCCACGGATGCTGTCTTGTTGCCGTTCCTCAAGAGCCTCTTTCGCTCTGACTATCGCTCCGAATGCCGAATTAAGATCGACGGGTTTGTCTACTGCCATTGTCTTCCTCACTGCTATCTGACTTGCGAATTAAATTCTACTCTCCGGGCCCATATGTGCCGGGCGTTCTGCTATTTCCGGGCACGATACTCGATACTCGACAATCTTGTGGTGCCCCGGCTGTGCGACTATCCACTGGCGGAACTGTTGGGTTGCTGCTGATCTGAACATCGTAGATCATCGTGTCTTGCGACACGCGAAGATAATTTGATTTTACTCGACTGTCAGGCTGGCTATACGCGCTCAACTCGACGGTGCCTGCCTTAAAGTTTATAATCCCAAGATCGTTCAATCCGGCGTCGTACAAAGGGTCTTCGCCGAGCCAGATACTGGCCGCCTTGCCTGCGAGAGCAGCCGCGCCAAAACTTCCGGTGCCGTACTCAACGCCGTTCAAGAAGAGCCACCACGTTGTTCCAACCACGGCCATTCGCCACACATCGCCCTGTTGCGGCATATATGGACGCCAGTACTTGAAGCCGTAATAGCCTTGCGGATTATCTGGCGGCGGATTCGCGTCGTAAGTATCGGTCGTGCTGTCGAGCACGGCCACGTTCATCTGCTGACTAACATCAAAGTACCCGGCATATACCTCAAATCCTGCGTACGACGTGGGGTACTCGAAGTTGGGGTCTGTGTACAAATAAAATGTGATCGTGGAGTCGGTTATGGCAGGCCAGTTACCTGTCATGAACTTTCCAATTTCAAACTCCATCCATCTGCCGCCTGTTTCCGGCAATGGGTTGACAAAAGTTCCGTAGCCCCAATAACGCGTCGGGTCAGACGGAGTAAGAATGTTATTCTTGACAACCAACGGTAGAACCGGTTGGTCCGCGAAGGTGACGCTCTTCAACACTCCATCACCTGTGGTGGTGTTTAGAGTTGAGTCCGGGCCGTTCAACGCATCAGTGTGAGTCGTGTGAAATACAAGGGGCATTTACTCTCCCGGCCCAAAGGTTCCGGGCGTTCTGCTGTTCTGAGGTTTGTTCGATGCAGTACGACTGTCTACTGGTGCTCCTGCTGTCCGCGAATCTGTTGGCGGTATAGCTGCGTTGTTGCTGGTCTCGACGTCGTAGATCACGGTGCCCTGAACGGTTCTGTTGCCATTCGGGTATACGTGGGTTGTCTGCACCAAGCCGCAATAAGAGTTGCGGCAGTCTGGTACGCTGTAGGCAAGAGCGGCGACCGCTGCGCTGCCAGCTACGAAACTATTGGCCTTGACATCCGTTAGGGCAGAGAAGGGTATAGTTCCCAGCATGACAAAACCAGACGAATACAAGCTGCTGACCACGCTGCCGATCACTACTCCGTTTTGAATCGCATACACGGTTGTGCCCACAACCGCAATGGTAAACACATCTCCGACAGAGTAAGGAAGAGACGGGCTGTCAAAAAGGGTGTTGCTTGCCGCGTCCGCGATCACCAAATCCAAATGCCCTGCTGTGCTGGCGTTGTCGAAAGCTTCTAAAAAGAATCCTTGAGACGCATCCGCGTTGCAGCGTGCGCCTACAAGAAGAGTGCTACCTGAGCCTAGCGGGATTGCGCCAGTGATTTTGATAGAGCCGTACTGGTCGTTCGGGAAGACGCCATTGCTCCAGTACTCTGCGTTAAAACCACCTACTGATGTTCCTTCACAGTTGCCGCCGGTAACTTTCAAATTTGTTGCCCCGGTGGCCGTGGTCCAGTTTGTCGGGTTCAACGGATTCGCAGTTGTCGTCAAAGCATCCGAAAAGAGAGGAGTCAGAACAAGGCTCATGTATTAAAACACCTGTAGCGCAGTTTGAAAGAGCGCAATAATGTGATGAGAAATGCAGCCGTGGGAAATTGGCTGTGTTGTAGGTGTGTTCGAGACGGAGTTCATTTTTAATTGAGAGGGGGCAGTTGCCTGCCCCCGAATGTGCCTTACAACTCGACGTTATCGACTAGGTTGCCTTCTAGGTCGGTGACTCTGTTGTTGGTGGTGTTACCGAATGCGTCTGTGAACTGCGCCGCTCCGGTCGGATTTGCGTTCGGAATTGCTTCCGACTTCGACATCGTGTCGGTCGAAGCATCGGTCATAGCAACCGCTTCGCGCCAACCGATCTTCGTGTGGTTAGAAATCTTCTTACCGTTTCTCATCAGGTAATCGATTGTGTCTTGCGGGAACCACTTCATACCGCAAATACGGCAACGGATGTACGTTGTGAATGCGATGAAAACGTGCTGATAAACGGCGTAGTCCTTGTTCTGTGTCTTAGGACCTTTCTTGCCGCCCTTCAAGTGCTTACAACGTGCCTGCTTGACAAGGGACTTTGCGTCTTGGTCCTTGGCGTTGCGGTCGCGCTGCTTTTGACGGGCCTTCTCTCTGACCAACTGCTCTTCTGCCGCTGCTGCCTCACGACCCTCTTTGAGGATGAGGTAGTTGAGCAACTGAGCTAGGACGTTGCTGTCAACGCCTGTCGGTGCTGCAACTGGTGCGGGTGATGCTGGTGGTAGTGCTGCCTCGGTGGTCGGAACAGTGCCTTCGGCAAGCTGATCGAAGACCGACTTCGGCTTCTTTACGTCTGACATGTATTTTGTCCTTTTGCACGGCCAAGCGTTGGACGTGCGTCATGTATTGTTGCCGTAACTTTTAAGGCCAACGGCTAGCCTTTAAAGGACATCCTTCTCTTCAATAGCGACGTCGGTGAACTTCTTGCCGTTGCGGATTTCCCACAACGTGCGTTGGTACCGGGCGTAGCATGGGTGTTGAGAGGCGTGTCCAAAAACTTGATGTGCCTGATATTCGGTCAGGATGTCTTTCTTGATCAGTTCAGTAATGACCGTGCGCCATCCACGGAACTTCTCACCGATCGGAATGCCGTGACGGTCTACACGAAGAACAGACCACTCGTACATTGCCGGGTCCTGCACGTAGCAGATGTACCGGGCAACGCTGGTCCGCTTGGGAGGGATGCACCATAGACCCAAGGTCTGGGGCAATCCGTTGTAGACAGTGAAGCATTTGATGCCAGCCTGACGAAGTTTGTACAAAAACTGGTCAGTGGACATCGGATTAATCTTGCGAGCTACCTCGTTTGTCAGGTGCTCTTGGTCTTCGATCTGGTACTGCTCGGCCATCTCATCGGAGATTGCTTTCTCGGCTGCAAAAGCCTCACGAGCGTACTCTTTATAGTCTTCGGGCCACTTCACCCAGTTGGGTGTTCCACCAGCCAAGATTTCTTGGATGGTCGCCCGGGTCGTAGGGAGATCATGATGCTCTCTGATCGGGTCCTCGACGTGTTTCAAACCTGCTACTGTTTCAATTCTATTGTCTACACCCATTTTATTGTCCTTGTGCTTCTACGTATTCTAAAACTTTTCTAATCTCAGCGACAGTAGCGTCTGTTTTAATTCTGTTGGCTCGATGCGAAATGAAAACAAGATTATCTCTGTGCTTTTTAAGATAGGGAAGATTTGTGTTTTTTCTGTCTATCGACGGGGATGCGTTCTTGTCTTTCAATGAGCCTCGATTATATTTTATACCCAACACAGGACAGAACGCCGTTAGCTCTGGAAGGTCTTCGACCGTCAAATCGGAATCGTAGCCTCTGCGTCTGGCTCTTTCTTTTATGTTCACAAGGGCTTGGTGTTTAACTTGCTCTTCGTATGTAGCAGATGCGGAATATCCGCCATGTTTGGTGTTGGCCCACCCCAACTTTCTAGTGCTTTCTCGTTGTAAACAACCACATGATTTTGTTTTATTTTCAACCAATGAGTTGGACGAAACGGATATCGCTGTACCACACATGCATTTGCAGAGCCACATCACCACCGAGTTGCCCCCAGACGTGGTATGGTTAGGGAGTCTTTTTTCTACAGTTAGCCGACCAAAAATGCGTGCGGTCAAATCGTTTAATTGCGTCATACGCTCTCCTAGAAAGAGTGAGTCGGAGGATGCGTTCTAGGCGCACCCTCCTACTCTTAATCTTAGCACAGGTTGCAACCCGTGTCAAGAAATTGTTATGGCTATTGAATAGCCGGAACGCTATCGATGTAGCGGATGCGCTGGGTGTTGGTACCCGTTGCAGGCGGAAGGGTAACCGTCTGGTGGAAGCGGTAAGATGCCCAGCCACCGATGGTTGCCGTCGGGTCGAACGAAGACGGAGGAGCGTCGGTCACGACTTTGCAGTCGATCGTACGCCAGTCGCCTTCATCAAGGTCCGTGTCGCCCGGAACCTGCAGCCACACACCGATCATCGCGTAGTTGCCGAAGATGTAGGTGCGGTATGCGGTCTTGCCCGAGGACTGGTAGTTAGCCGTCTTCGTGACAAACGGGGTCTGACGGAACATGATGTTCGTGCCCGGCAGTTCGATTTCCTTCGTCTGGTCAGAGCCAGCGATTTCGTCGAACTTCTTCATGCCGCCGTCTGTGCGCTTGAACAAATCAACGATCGAGTTGTTGACGGTCGTTGCGTTGTAGATGTCGCCCAGAACGTTCGGCGAGATGACGCCGTAGAACATGCCCTTTTTGCAAGGAAGCACGTCGTTCGACACCAGCTGCTGCTTCATCTCGCGGATGGTCGCAAGATCAAGCGTGTACGGCGAAGACAGAAGCGAGTTCTGCGAAACGTTGCCGTCCACAGAAGATGCGCTGTCTGCTACTGCGCTGTACAGTTCGGAAATCGACTGACCGGCCTGATAGCCGAGTTCGACTGCCGAGTTCCCGACCAATTCGTCAATCGACGAAGCGATTGCGAATGCCGAGAAGTTGGAGTAGTTGTTCCACTCGCCGACCTGCGCCGGGGCGCTGATCTGGGAGATAACTTCTGGTGCTCCAACGTTGCCGTCAGCGGCCTGTACAGTGTCACCCGATAGGGTGTTGTACTGGAAGAACTGACGGTTGATGCCCATGTGCAATCCCTGCACACGGCGTTCTGCTACGGCCACAAATGCGTCCGTCTCACCCTTTCTTTATTTGTTACCTCTTTCGAGGGGTTGATCATTTCTGTCAACCTCTGTTGGTTCATGTTACCAACAGAACGGACTATCGCATCGCCTTTCGGCGTTTTCTCATTTAGTCTCTCACGCTGCTTTCGCTTGCGCCTTGTTCTCAGTCTCAGAGTTCAAGTCCATTAGAGAAAATTCTCATCCTCGCGGATGACCCAAAGTTAATTTAGGTTAGGAATAAGTTCCTTGTCGAACAGGATAGCCTGTGCGGTGAGTACATTTGATACGTTTGATGCTGAGGGAGTTGGTCCGCTCATTTCGGTTCTCTACCTAGAGTTTCACCGTTGAGGTGTTATGAACCGACTACTTTGATTCCAGCCGCATTCAACTTCTTGACGTAATTTGGGTCACGAAGCTTCTTGCGGTATTCCTGCGCTGGCATCTTTGCAATCTCTTTCAGTAGTGTGGCTCTGGTGTCAGTCGGTTGTGCTTGTACCGTGGGACGTGCTGCAGACATCGTTCCCGGCATAACACTGCCGTTCACCCCCGGTCTACGGGCAGCTTCTGCGGATTTGTCCGCTGCTACAGGCGTAGAGTTCGAGGCGGGAGCCGCTGCGGTAGGTATCACCGCTGGCGGGTTCGCTGTTGGTTCTGTCACCGCTGGCTCTGCGGCAGGCGGCGTGATTAACACCGGGGCTGCGGCTGGCGTTGCGGGTGTTACTTCGGGCGGATTGTCCACCTTTGTAACAGGGGTTGGTTCGACTGCTGGTTGTTTCTCGACCTTTGGCAGTCGAGTTTTCGTGGCCTCGAAGGCCTTCTCAAGATTCTCATAAGTGAGTGAAAGATTGTTAGCTTTCATGTACTCACCTATGATGTTTGAGGATGCCAAACAAGGTACAAAGTCTTCTTTGTGGTCTTCCATCCAAGTGTCAGCAATGATCTTGCCGTGCTGTCTGGCGGTTTCTTCGGCGATGCGAGCTTCGCGCTCTGCCTGAACCGATTTTTCGACCGACTCCCGCATTTTAACGGGGTCTTTTTCTGCGACGGCCTCAGCAGCGAGCTTTTCGCTCTCTTGCTTCATCTGCTTTGCTACTTGGGTCGTCTCAATGACTGCAACGGCTTCGGCAGATTGCTTGAAGCGGTTGGTTTTGACACGCTCTGCGTATCGGACGGCGTTGATGTGCGCCGCTTTCAATTTTTCTACGACTTCTTCGTTGGTCCAGCCCTCGATGTGCGTCGGGCGGCCAATCGGTTTGCCATTTTCGTCGGTTGCTTGATAGTCAACGACGATCTTTTTGCGCTCTTCGACCTTCGGGGCGGCTGCTGCAGCGGCCTTGGCGGCCTCTTCTGCTGCGGCGGCTGCACGAGCGGCCTCTTGCTCTGCTGCCTGAGCGGTGGCGGTGGCGATATCAGCTGCGATCTGCTCCGCTTCCTCAGGAGTTGGCTCACGCTTTGAGACTGGGACGTAGTCCGGGTCGTTCAGCATGTCGCTGGCGATCTTTTTGCCCTCTTCTGACGACAGAACGGCGTTTAGCTCGGCGAGTTCCTGAGAACCCTGCTGAATTTTGCGTGCTTCGGCCATAAACTCGGCCTGCGTGACTGACTTTAGCCAGTCGAGAGTAAATTTACTCATTTTGTCCTCTTGGTTCATTCATTCTACAGCGTCCCTGTCGGGATTTTACTGCTTCTTGGCCGAACGCGGCTTCGGTTTGGCCGGGTGGATGCCGTAAATGCTCTTGACGGCTTCCGGTGGTGTGGTGTGGATGCCGAAGCGGTTTGCAACGGCATCCACAGCCTCTTTTTCCTCTGTCGCGTTGTGTTTCACGATCGAATCTTTGTGACCAAAGGCCGATCTCATAAACAAATCGCTGAACTCCGTGATGTTGCGAGCACGACGCTGTCTTTCGACTGCGATTCGCTCGTAATCTGCGGATTCTGGGTCAAGTTTTATACAGTCCTGCGTGGCTCGAAGACAAGCCTCGTTTGCCATCTTGATCACAACCTGCCAGCCCGGGGTCATGACGGTATGTGCAAGCGCCGTCTTCTCCGCAAGTGACAAATCTGGACACAGTATGGTTACTAGTTCTTTCTTCTCAGCCATTGGAACTCCCTATTATAGAGTCGTTGTCGAACCAAACCCTTTATTGCCCGGTTCGCCATTCATTAGCTCTGGTTCTGTTGCGTGCTCGATTGAGGCACGGAATGCTTCGTTGCCTGCCTTACCCAGTTGCTTCTGGTTTTCCAACTGTTGTTCCTGTTCGAACTTCTGTTGGGCCATCTTCTGGGTGGCTGCGGCCTGCGAGGCCTGCAACGCTGCTGGTGAATTTGCTTGGTGACGCTTCTGTTCGTCTGGTGTCATCGGACGTAGGAACGACTGACTGAACTTCCAGCCTGCTGCGTCGGTGAACGCCTTGAAGATTGCCGGTGCGTCGAACTGATAGCCTGCGTCGTTGGCGTTTGCCACGAACGTTGGGTTGTTCAACAACTGGATGACGATCGGGAGGGCCTGAGCCATCTCTTTCTTGGCACCCAAGTGTGCGCCTGCCAAAACTTCGTACTCGATCTTGGCGTTACGGAAGTCAACGTGGTCAACCAAGTACGGTTCACCAAGTTCTTCTCCCAATATGTCTCTGATTACCGATGTCGGCAACAGCAAGTTGTTCAACTCGTCCATCATGTACAACCATGGAACGAAACACTGTCTGATGAAACGGCTCGTCGGGCCGTCAAGACGGCTGGCGTTTGCCTGAATGACTGCCGCCGCTCCGGTACCCGAGCGCATGCCGAGCGATTTAACGCCTGCGGCACCCGCACCCTGAATCACCTGTTCGTTAGCGCCCGATGTTGCTGCGCCAGCGGACTGTGCTTGTGAAATGAACTGCCATGCTTCACCCGGCACTGGTGGCATCTGCAGGAACTTGAAAGCCTTGTCAACGTCTTCTTCAACGTCGATAATGCCGCCCTGCCGCCATCTTACGTCCTGCGTCGGTGTTTGGAACCCTTTCTTGCGAACCGCTGTCGGCTGCAATCCGTAGTTCAGCAGGTCGAGAGCTAGGTTGGTTACACCCTGCTCAACGATCTGCTCAGAACCGATCAACAAGCCAAGCCCTTGACCATAGAAGTTGTCAGGAATATTGCGCCAGTTGAAGGACAGAAACGGAATCTTCCCATACGGGTTGGCTTCGTTTCGAATCAAAATGTTGTGACCGTTGTAGCAGAGCACGACAATTACCCTGTCGTTGTCCCAACGCTCAAGAATCTCAAGCGGGGCCTGCATTGGGTCGGTTGATGTCTTGTAGTTGCGTGGCATCGAGTGCTGCAAATAGCCCATCATGCCCTCTGGGAGAGTCATGGTGATGTTGTCTGCGCCGCTCGTAATTCCGTTCAGGAAGATATCCTTTAGGATTTCTTCTGACGGGATGTTGTAGCCTGCAACGTCACGTAGGAGGTTCAGATCGTCGTAGGTTGCGTAGTCTCTGTAGACGACCCAGCCTGCACGGCGAATGTCGCCCACGCGGCAGCCCGGGTTAACGAGAACGGTACGGATATCCGTCCACTTAATCCACGGGTGTGAAATTTTCTTGTCGTAGAACTCGACCTCGTACTCGTCTGAGGCCGGGGTGTCGATCATCTTGATCTTGCCGTCTGCCTGCGTCAGCGGAGTCTTGTCTGCCGTGCGACGATAGCGGCGCATCTTCTTGGTGTACTCGACGTATCCCCACTTGAGGATGCCGGTACCTAGCAGGGCGCACTGCTCAAGCGCACGCTCGACCTCTTCCTCGAAGTGCATAGCATCGAGTTGAGCAGAGAAGATCGCGGTCTTGGCCGTAACGACTTCCTGCTTGGTGTTCGGACGTGGGCGAAGAAGGAACGGCGGCTCTTCGTAGAAGATGCCCTCCATAACCTTCGGCACGATCGAACTGATGTGGTTCGATACCATGTACTTCGGTACCGATGCCTGCCCTTGGTTGCCGCCGTCGAATGCCGACTGCGTTGCCGGGCTCTGGTACAATAGGTCGGCCATGGTCCAGCCGTTAGCCCACTGCTGAATGTTCAGATAGGTGTCTACTCTCTCAGCGTCGTCAATGACAAGCTTGACTGCAGCAGAATCATTGTACGTGATCGTATTCGTCTCTTCGTCAATCGATGTGTTGTCTGCGGTGATCTGCGCCGCCGGTTCGATGTAGAGATCGTGAATCTTCTGCGCTATACGCTGGTCTTGGTCAGACATTTATATTCTCATCCCGGGCGGTAGAATCTTTCCTATCAGTCGCCGTAATTGATCACGACGGGGGTCGGTAGGTGGTGGTTCCGGTGCCTGCACAGTTGGTTTCTGTGCTGTAGGCGATGGTCCGCCGTGCATACGATTATAGACAGCCATCATTGCTTCCTTCTGCTGTCTCTTCTCGTGTTCCTGTTCTACTACCTTCGGGTCGGGGTTGCTGGTCAGTGCCGTGGGCGACATTCTTTCGGTTACGATTGCGATAGCATCTGGCCCGTCGTCCTTTCGGTACGCCGTGCTCTTGCCGCCGCGATATTTCGTAAACTGTTTGAAGATTTCATCGTTCCACGAGCCTGATACGAACCACAAACGTTCTTGGCCGAGCAAGAACTCAAGGTTCTTGATTCTGTTTCTTTTGGCGTTGGCCTTTGTTGACATCGGCACGACCATGATCTTAGATGAATAGTCCAGACCACGAATCTTGCAAAAGTTGCTAATGTTGTTGATCAGGAATCTGACGCCCAATGCCTCTTCGATGTAAACCTTCTGGATGCCCAGATGTTTGTGCTTCTCGTAAAATGCCGCCATTTGCATCGGTAGCTCTGACGACTTCCACTTGTCGAGAACCACGTCGAGAATGACGATCGCTTCCTGTTTCTGCTTGGTCAGGTAGATTCCTGCTGTGACGCCGACGGAGAAATCGGATGTCTTATGCTTACCGTATGCGATATCCCATGTCTGGATAACACGCATCTCTGTGAAGTCCGGTGCTGCGGTGCGAGCATACGTGTGCGCCCGGAGAACGTCCAGATTAAACTGGTTGATGTAGACGTCTTCGGTCGCTTCGTCTGTCGCTTCGTTGAGCTGCTGGTTCTTGAAGCCGCGCAGCTTTTTCTTTTTAAGAATCTTGTCGAGTTCGGCCCACGTTAGCTTATATGGGTGAACGAGTTTAGCACGCCGCTGCTTGATGATGTCGCGGCAGGTCAATTCCCCACGATCGTAGGCGAACTGGTCCTCTTGATTCAGTATCCACGAACCACGGCAGCTGTACCGTATCGGTGCCACATCCTTGGAGTCTTCCTCCTGAGGGAGTTGGCGGGTGCCGTAATAGTCCATCGTGAAGTAGCGGGTTCCACAAAAATCTGTGAATCCCCACGGGTCACGGACGTCGTCGTAGCCGTCGATCTTGAAGCGCAATTTCTCGCGCATCTCTTCGTCAGCAGAGTTCTTCGGGTCGACAGCGTCGTCAAACTTACAAATGTCGCAGTGTTTACCAGTCGATGACGACTCCATCGAGGTGGCCCAGACGCTTGCCTGCGGCTGCGGGTGATTTCGCGCCGGGCATTCCATGTCTTGTTCAGACGTTCCGTCGATGCCCCGGAGAATATACTCTGGAAACAGCATCTGGAACGCAGACGGTTCAGCGCTCAACGGCAGCCAGAAGTGTTCCTTCTTGATGCTGACCGCAAACTCTTTTGCCAAGTCTTTGAACGCCGTGATGAACATGATACGGATGTCAGGGCAGTTGATCAGCCACTGAACCGTATCGATACGGTTGATCGTCGACTTGTACGACGAACGGGGTTCCAGCAACAGCATTTCACGGGTCTGCATGTCGCACAACTCGACGCCTGTCGGAGGTGTGCCCATGTTAGCTAAACGCTTTTGTTGGCGCATCGCCTTATGGAAGTCATCTAGCGTGTAGCCCGGGAAGTACTTGCCTTCGAAATCTTTCTGCACGAACTGTTCGCAGACATACTGGTGGGACATGTGGTACAGTCCGTAGCCCAGTAGGCGGCCCAGCCAGAACAGGTCCTTGCGTGCCTTGGCGCGGAGGTCCAGCCAGTGCTGAAACGAAATGACGTAATCGACTTCCTTATCACGGCGATGATCGTGGCCACAGTTGACGTGGTCGCAATCGTCGATGCAATCAGGCTCGATCGGCTTGGTCACCTTGACCTTGACGCCGTTACCGATCTCCATCTCTTGTTCGTAGACCACGGCCTTGATCGTGATCTTACTCTTGGATGGGTTCGGGATGTTCTTCTTTTTCTTTTTGGCCTTCTTCTTTTCCGCCGGGTCCTCTTCCTCAACGGACTCTTTGTCCGTGATGTCAGCACCCTCGTAGATAGCTAGAAGGTCAACGCAACTACGAGCTTCGCTCTTGTAAAAGTTGCCTGTGGCGTCCTGTGCCAGCGCCCATTCCATATCACGTTGGTGCTGCGTGATGCGGACTTCGATCTCTTCCCGTGACGGCTTGACCTCCCGCTTGTACGTCTCTGGGAGTCCCGCGTCTCGATCACGTTGATTCTGCTTTCTCTGGGCATCTGTCAGTGCCATTGGAAACCTCTGTTATTGCTTCCGGGCCGCTCGGGCGATCTTGTATTTCGCCATGGGAAATGCTGTCGGCTGGAAGGACTGGGTGGGATTACCGACCACAGTCTGTGTCGTGTTGCTGGCTTGCGCCAAATTCTGCTTTGCTTGCTCGATCGTCTTTTGAACTAGATCGTCGTTCATTATTCTAGCGACTTGTACGCTGCGTCAGCAGTGGCCCGGCGATTGTTGATTTCTTGCGCCGTTGTGCCACCGATCGGTTCGTGTCCGCCTGAGTGCGCCATATGATACGGCGCGTTCGACGTCTGTGCGTGCGACACTCCGGTATCCTTGGGAGCGTAGGTTGGGTTGTCGCCAAAATGCTTGTGCGATTCGGCCAACGCCGCCTTGGCTGATGCAACTGCCTTGGCTGCGCCTTCTGGTCCTGCTGTGTCGTTCGGCATAATTATCCTAGGTGAAACTTGTTGAGAATGCGCTGCCACAACTGCTGGGCGAGTTCCCAGATCGTGGGAACGTGAACCTTGGGCTCTGGTGTCCAACGGACAGCCGGACCCATCGGCTTCTCTGGCTTCAAACCAGCGGAAGCGTCGTCCATGAAGTTAATGAATTGATCTCCCAGCGGTACAACGACCGTTGCCATCTGGGTGCCCGGGAAGACAGCTTCTGTAATCCCGATGATCTTATGCGTCTTCTTGTCAACGATGGCCGAACCGGATGCGCCCGGGCCTACGCCGATGCTAACAAAGAAACGCCCCTGCAAATCTCTGTGCTCTTCTGCCTCGTAGCCAGTGATCTGGTTCGAGACGATCTTGCCATCTACCACCTGCTTGACGACGCCGAGCGAGAAGTTAACGTTCTCGATTTCGGTACCGAGCGGTGGTGCCACACCTTCTCTCTGGAACTCGATGGGCGTGTACTGCTTCAAACTTCTGAACTCAAAAATTGCGTAGTCGTAACGCGGTTCGTTAGCGAACTTGATGAGATGAATCTCGTTGAGAACGGGATTCTCACTCAGGCTGTCGGACACGTAATACTTGAATCCCTTATCCATCATCTTGTAAGAGAAGCAGTGTCCTGCCGTCAGACCTGCATACTCGCCGCCGCCGGGAGCTTCAATCACGGTTGCGGTGCATGTGAATTGAGACTTGAACTCACACGACCAGACATCGATGCCGCCGAAGAACGTTTGCACGGTCTTGTAGGCGCACTCCTGTCTTCCGACGTACACGGCCAAGGTTGACTTAGACAGCGTGTCGCTGGATGTCGGGGCTGGTGTTGCTGCAAAGACTGGTACGGTTGACAACAGCAATAGTGCTGCAGCCAAGAGCATCTTTTTCATCGTCTTTCTCTAAGCGGCCCTTGGCAAGGCACCACCGCTTATCCCGGCTCCCCCGTGGGACCCCCTGCTCCGGGTACTAAACTTTGTTCTGCGTGTTCTGTGCGTTCTGCGTTGGGTCGATGTTCTGGTCGGGCTTGTCCTTCTTCTGTCCGCCGAACATGTTGGTTCCACGATTGACCGCATAGTGGACTGTCGCAAATGCGCCGAGTCCTGTTGCTTCATCGAGGCCGGGATAGTGCCCGGTCTTGATGGTCAGATAGATCAAAACGAATATCGCAGCTAGACTGTGAGGCACTGTCAGCAAGCGAGACGAACTTGGTTGGCCGTTGTCGCTGAACGCCTTTGCGAGGTATTCAGAGCGTGCCTTGAGAAAGTCTGTGATCTTGACACAGACGCCCATTACTTCTTAAAGCCTTTGAGCGTAGACGCAAAATTGGCCATGTGAACGACATGGGGGTTCGATGAGTGCTTCGCTGCGGCCAACTTCTCAGCCGGGATGTTCTCACCCTCGGGTACGCCAAGAGCGCGGTGCAAACCACCCTTACGCATGTGGTGAATCGCTCTGTAGAGCGAAGGATTCTTTGCCATGTTAGGCTCCTGCCGGTCCTGCTGCCGGGGCTGGCATCGGCAATCCTGCCGGTGCAGCCTGCGCTGCCGGAACTCCGTGGTCGCCAGCGTCTGCCGCTGCTTCGCCCGGGTTCGGTGTGCCGAGATGGTCCTGCATGCTGTCATGCAAGTGGTCGAGGCTCATCGCTGCGTGCTTCACACTCTTGTGATCACCCTCGTGGTGCATGTGGTGAACGGTGTGTGAACCGTCGGCGTGGTGCTCGATGTGGGTTGTGTGGAACCCGTGATGTGCGTGCTTTTTCATGCCTTCCATGTTAGTCCTCTAGGAGTTCTTCCATCTTCTCGTGAATGCCGGGCGAAATTGCTTCCTCGACTTTCTCCGGGTCGATGCCCTTCTTTTCAAGGGCTTCTTCGATCTCCTCGGGGTCACGTAGGTGATCTTCGAGGCTGTCGTGCAGTTCGTCGAGGTCCATTACGGCGTGCTTGACGCCCATGCCCTCGCCGTCTTCGTGGTTGTGCTCGATCGTTGCGCTACCATCGGCGTGGTGTTCGATGGTCGTGCTGCCAAACTTGTGCTTCTTCATGACGTCTTCCTTCTCTTTCGGCATCAACTTCTGGGCCTCGTGCCAAGATATGTTCTCGCCTTCGTGTCCATCACAGCAATCATCCCAATCAACGCTCTGTCCTTTGTGCTCCGACATCGCATCGCTGGCTTCATCTTGGTCTTTGGACATCAAGAGACAGATACCATCTTCACCCTTCCCATCCGTCACATGGAAGTGTTTGCATGGTGCCCCTTGCTTAAATCCACCGCAATTAGTTCCGGTAGAACTCTTGGCCCACTCTAGCCCAGTTTGATCTGCCGCTTTCTCACCCAGAGTATTGACATTATAGACGACCTCGTCATCTCCGACTGCGAGAGGCGTACCACCACGCTGATAAACGCACACAGGCGTGTAAACTTCGCCGTCCTTCATGACCCGATCAATAACGATGTCCGGGCCGTGAATTTGACAACGTTTCTGGTTTATATAAAGAAACGGGCAGTTAAAACAAGACTTAGGCTGATCACCCGTGTCTTTGCCACCGACAAAAGCCAACGCCCATCTTTGTACACCAGAGGAGATTTGTACAAGCCCATCAGCCATTTTTATTCGCCTTGTTGCGTGCTTCGTGCGCCATCTTGTAAGACGGCTTGCCTTTATGAACGTGCTCGGGTAGGTTGTGTGACCCTTTGGTCGCAGCATCGAACTCGGCTAGATTCTTTTTACCGAACTCTTCCGGGTGGGCGTGTGCCCATCCTTGTTGTGCCCTCGAAACAAATGGCATAACTACTCCGTTCCTGTCTGATCAAACTTATCATACGCATCCTGTTCGGAGTCTGTCGCCCGAACCTGATACCGTGCTACTCGATTTAAATCCTGTTGGATATGGGCCAAGTGGTTGTTCAACAGCTTTTCCATCCCAGTTTCCATCACGGTCATGTGTGTTGTCAGACGATCAATAAAACCTCTGGCACCCTCGTACAGACCTCTGGACTTCCAAGTGATAGTAACCAAAACTCCAATAACTGTGAAATCCCGAAGTGCTGATGATATTTGGCCCAGAGTGAGACTGGCTGGGTCGAACATGGGTTCCCTTTGAATAAGAGGTCCGGCTGTAACGGGCCATGCTGTGGCTTTCACACGGTATTGCAGGGGTCGTCGAATCGTGTTGTTGACAGGCCGCCATGCAAAGATTTTGCGAGGGCTGCCTAATCGGCAACCCCCCACGTTGAGGTACCGATTACGCTTCGATGTTGAACTGGTACAGCTTGGCTGCGTTGGCCGAGTTCGACACAGAGAAGGTCACACCGACTACGAGTCCGAACGGAGCCGCCTGATACAGCGACGTGTTGCCCGAACCGAAGTTGATGCCGGTCAGCGAGCTGGCAAGTGCTGCCGTCGCCGTTACGGTGTTGTCGATCACGGTGTACTGCGAACCGCCGACGATGCCGCTGTCCGTGTTGCCGAACATGTCAGCAACGATCGAGAAGTTGTGCTGCACGCCGTCAACCGCCGGGGTCAGAACCGCCGACGAGTTCAACAGAGTGTAGGTCGGAGATGCCAACGAGCCGGTAACTGCGTACAAGCCGAAAGTAACTGTTTCCGAACCTGCCGAAGCGCCTGCGATTGCCGAGCCGGATACGTTGACACGGAAGTGCTGGCCGTTCAGCTTGTTGTCGCCCGGAACCCAGAGTGCGCCGACCGGTGAGGTCGAGGACGGGGTTGCAGGTGCTGCGACCCAAGACGCACCAGCTGCGCTGGCTACGTTACGAGGGAAGTACTTCACGGTCGTTCCGGTGCCACCGACGGTAGCCGGGAACAAACCATTTACTTGAAAATCTGCTACTACTTGCATTTGGTTTTCCTTATGTGTACACCCCGCCGATAGGTTCGCCACCTGCGGGATGCTTTTTGGGAAGACGCTTTGAACGTGCTAGCGAATTACCATTGTCTGTGGTTGAGCCACAGAAACTTTTACTGAAAAATTTGAAAGTTGCCTGAGCCTTTCGATGTCAACACGTTGGTGCCGCATGTGATCGTCGAGTAGCCCGGCGTGCCGGGCACTGGGTCGCCAATGTACGGATACGGGTACGGCGTGTACGGAACGTTCGGCACGGTGACTGGTTGCTGTGCCGGAAGAAACACATACTCTTTAATTTGGCGCAAAGACAAAGCGAGCATCGCAGAGGTTAGCTCTGCGACTTTCGCTTCGAGGTCTGCAACTTTTTTCTCAAGCTCTTTCTTAGTCATTTCCATATCCAACCGCACAGACACACGAGAATGTCTGCCGGGTTCAACTTTCGAAGTTCACGCCCACAACGAGGACAACGACGCTGCCACGACATGGGAATAGCGCAGCTTAGTGAGAAACGCCGAGATAGTCGATGTACTTGGGAACGTTGCCGCCCGGGGAAACAACTTGGAGGATGTCAGAGTTGTCCGGGTTTGTGAATGCGTTGGCGAAGAGTGCTGCTGTGGTACCTGAGCCTAGGGTTGTTGCGAACACGCCGCAGCGGGTGCCGTTGGTAGCACCGGACGCCGGGTTATGAACCGCGCCGAGATAATCGACGTTCAACAGGACGTTCTGTCCGGTGATATCGACGATCTGCAGGATGTCAAGATTCTGAGGGGCTACACCATTGGGCGTCACTTGCGGCAGTGCCGTGGCCCAAGATGTACCGCCGAGTTGTCCGAGAATTGCTTCACGAGTGGCTGCCATGCTGTTCTCCAAAAAGAAAAGCCCCGGCTATGCCGAGGCTTGTGATGCTGCTTTATAAAATGGTTGCCTGATTTGGATTCGGACCAAAACTTCCGCTTTCAGAGAGCGGCGTGCTACCGGTTGCACTATCGGGCAATAAACTTTTTCTTCGTTCGTGTGTTCGACGTCTGTGGTCGTTGGCGCAACGAACTTCGCATTTAGCGATCTCTTCTTTGAGAGATTCTAAGCTGTGTCCTTGATTCACCATGTTTGCGACGTTGTTTACCTTCTCGCCTCTAACATGGTCAAAATCAAGAACAACGATGTCTGCCTCTCCGCAATCCACACAAGGGTGAGACATTAGATGATCTCTAACAAAGTCTTTGTTACGTTTTATGTGCTCTTTGTTGCTTTCTCGCACAGACTCTTTTTGTTTCGGCTTGGTGTGGTAACTACGTCTGTCGTGTTCTCTTTTGCATTTCTTGCACCAAGATCGGGGACGGCCATTCGTTCTGAAACCGAAATAACGAACGTGTTTTGGGACGCCGCATCTCGAACATATCTTCATTTGACTCTCCTATAAGAGCGACAGGGAGAGTATAGGCTCTCCCCATCTAGTTCTCGGGAGCTACCCGAAAACCTAAATTGGTTGCTCATGAAGGATTCGAACCTTCATTCACGGTTTCAAAGACCGTTGTCCTGCCAGTTGAACGAGAGAGCAACAGAAATAGTCCCGGGATTTTTAGGCCCCGGGGATTTTGTTTACGCCTTAGCTACGGGTGTGACCGCTTTTGCGGGTGCCGTCGCCTGAACGTAGAAAGCTGCTACCATCGCTCCGATTGAAGCCCAGAGTGCAATGTGTGGATGGTTCGTGAAGAAGTTCGATAGCGTTGGGCTGTATTGATTCCAGACCGCTAGAACGACTCCGAGGATACCACCCCAGTTCGCAGTCAATGACTGCGTACTGATGTTGAGCGTTGCCATTTTAGGCTACGGTGAAGGCGAATGCATTACTGTCTACGCCATTCACGTTCACAACCAAGCCACCGCTCGTAGCGCCGTTAGGCACGTCGATGGTGATCTGGGTGTCGCTCCACTTGCTGTTCGCGTCCGGCGCGGTTGCCATACCGTTGAACTTCACGGTGCTGCTACCTGCCGATGCGCCGAAGCCGGAACCGTCGATTGTGATCTGGGTTCCTACTGGGGCTGACGAAGGCGACACGTTGCTGATTTGCGGTGCGCCCGGGTTTGAAGCCGGAAGCAAAGCATTCAGACGAGCCGTCTGCGCGTTCACGCCGTCGATTGCTGACTGTACGTTCGCGTCAGAAACGCTGAACCCAGACTGCGGTCCACCGTTACCGATACGAGCCGACAGTTGATCAACCGCTGTTGCCAACGTACTGATCGATGCTGCTAGGTCTTGAGTAAGTGCCATCAAGAGCCTCCGTATGAACTCTCTGTCCTCGTGGGACAAAGAGATTATATGATCTCTCATAGATACTCCTTGTGAGATTCTCATATTTAGGAGGTCCTGACCGCAAACCCCCTAAATGGGATTCACGGGTCGGGGGCCTTGGCCTCGACTAGCTGCCGTTAAAATTTTAGTGCCGTGTTCTGCAACATGGCTTGCACACGCGCTTTCTAAAGCGGTGACAGTAAATCAAAAACGCTTTTGGCTGTTTGCACACGGGACATAGCATGATGGTACTCCATCATGCCGAGGGCCATGTACCGCACCTCGGAACAACCCACTTGGGTTGAGCACAACTTCGGCGTACCGTGCGCCCCGCATAAGCGGTAAAGATTGGTTGAGTGAAAAGGATTCGAACCTTTATCTGATGGGTTCAAAGCCCACCGTGTTGCCAGTTACACCATCGCTCAACAGAAATTTTATTGCGGCGAGAGCGACGTTGCGAAGTGTGTCAAGCCTTCAACGATAGTGTCGCTAAAGCGCCCGGTGCCAACGGTACACTGCTCTCTTGACAGGCTGGCTAGGCCGTCCGCAAAATTGGTCCCGAGCCGTGGATTCGAACCACGTCCTGCCGAGTTTCAGTCGGAGGTGCAACCATCACACCTGCAGGGGAAATGGAGGAGGAGAACTGAATTGAACAGTTACCCCTTTCAGGGTAGCACGGTGTTCGAAACCGTTTGCAGACCGTCTGCGCTGTCCTCCGAAACTTTGCCGTATCGAATGCGGTCTTTGTATTTCTTTTCGCACTCTTTACAATCTCGCTTGATGCCGTTCCAAGTTTGATTGTGCTTACTGAATCTGTTCTCAAGTAGAAACTGTTTGTGCGTTCGGCACCAAGACATCCCATCGGGGCACTTAATGCGCTGACGAGACGGTTTTCCTTTATATGGTTTTCTTGCTGCGCCACAATTACAACTCAAATGAGAAAAAGCAATGTTTGTCAAATCCCAAAACAACTTCACATCTATTTTTTCCCAAGGTTGTTTGTGCTCTATACTAAGCTCATCAGCAGAAACAATCAAACTTCCGCATCGATAGCAGTTGTTCTCTTTGTGTCTTTGGAGCACGTCAAACAAAACCAGCTTTCTAAGCCTGTTTGCTGCGGTACCCCGAGGCATTCCTAGTTGAGCAGACATATTTCTATGTCTATCCACTTCGTGGTCTTTCATAAGTCATCTTTTGGGCCTGTGGCCTCTGATGTACTTGTTTCAAATGGCAGAGGACCCCGGAGTCGAACCGAGTCACGCGGTGAAACGTGTCGCTGTTTTCAAGACAGATGAGCACCGTTGCTCGCTGTCCTCTGTAGAACTTGGCGGTGTGTGAAGGACTTGAACCTCCACAGCCTCTCGGCTGCATGTTTAGCAAACATGTGCGGCTACCGTTTCGCCAACACACCGTTGATACTTTGTGGTCTGTGCGTTGCCTGCCGGGCAACATTCTCAGCACGAACTATAATTTGGCAGGAGAAGATGGATTTGAACCACCGTAGGCGGGTTTGGAGTCCGCCGTCCTAGGCCGCTAGACGATTCTCCTGCTGAAAATTGGCTGGGGCAGAAGGATTCGAACCTTCAATTCGCTTGCGCGATGGACGAGTAACAGTCGTCTGCTGTACCAGATTGAGCCACACCCCAGTAGATTTCTTCTTCGATTTCCATGTGACAGTTCATACAGAACAGATCACATTTATCGAGTTCGGCTTTTATCTTCTCCCAACTAACAGTTGACGGACGAGCGATACCGAACAATTTCGTTTTTGGGTCACGGTGGTGGAAACTCAAAGCACG